TCACATGGCACGGGAAGTAATTCCCTCCAGGCCTTGATTTTTTGAAATAATTTGTTGTAAAAATGATATTTGCCCCTTAAGTATTTCGTTATGTTCGCTATACTGCCTGATAGTGTTTTCATAGTTTTGTTTTAGTAGTTCGAGTAGTTTTGTTACATCTTCGTTTTTTTTGTGCGAAATTTGGTATTTCTCCTGAATTTCGTTTACAGTTGAATATTCTTCTTCAACCAGCTCATAGTAATCGATATTGTAGTATTTTAGTATCTTAATCATCACATCAAATCTTAAAGATCCGGAATCTAATGCCTGTCTAAATCCATTTCTAGACATCTCTCCGACAATTGCGATATCGTCTTTTCTAAGTCTCTTATTGTGAATTATTTCGTCTAATTTTTGAAGCCACATATTATCACTTTTTATTTAGAACCGTTCTAAATTTCGTATTTTATCACTTTTTTTGGTGTTAAAATGCGATTTTTGGTATTTATGTATTATATTTGCAGTCTCTAATTTGTCACAAAGATAACACATTTTAGACACAAATAAGACACGAATAAATAATATAATAGTATGAGCGGATTTGCGAAGGAATTGGAAATCTTAAAAGATGGAAAATTCAGACCAGAAAGATGGAAAAAAACGATTCACATTAACACCGGATATAGTGAAAGCTATATAAAGGAAGTATTTGCAGGAAGGCGATTTAATAAAGTGGTTGCCCTGGCAATTATTTCACTTTTTGCTACTGAATTGAAAAAAGAACAACAGGAAATTGAGGAGGCAAAAAAATGAAAGTATTAGGCATCCGTCAGGGAGAATGTGAATCATGGGTAGAAGGTGATCAGCTGTTTCATTTATGTAATGGTAAGATATCTTGCGATCTTGATATGCCTCCATTTATTTTAGATCTACGCAGAAAAGAGCTGAAGAATGATGATGATGCAAATGATTCGATAGATAGAATGGGTATTTTTTTAACTGATGATGAAAGATTACTTCAGTTTTGTAAATGCCGCTATGGTGGTTATGATGATGTTCCTGATACTATTGTGCACCAAAACACTACTCCTGATTACTGGAATTGCGGGAAACGCGGTAGCTGTAATGAGGAATTCAGCTTGTGCAAGCCTATTGTTACAGCTAATGGGAAATTAAGCCGCTCTGAGATCGTAATTATTAAACTTATTGCCCAGGACCTGGCAGATAAACAGATTGCTGATAAGCTGCAGGTAACTGAAAACACCATCCACACCCATCGGTACAACATCACTAAAAAAATAGGCTGCAGCAGTAAAAACGGAATCGTGGCTTTTGCTTATGAAAAAGGGATATTAAACAGTAAATAAATTAACAAATTATAAAAATGGAAAATACAGATTGCGATTGTATAGAAAAAACAAAAGAAAAAATCATTGAAAAAATAATGAATGATCCTAAAAAAAGAAAAGGATATAAAATAATTGAAGGTGATTATGAACATAAAAGCTGGTATCCAAAAGTAAGATTATATGTCAACTTTATTGTAAAGAGCAGCTTTGAAAAAGTAAATGGTATTACGAGTAAACCAATAAATGAACATGTAAGTATTTTTTTCACATACTGTCCATTTTGTGGTAAAAAAATTAATAATCAATAATTTATAAAAATGAATAAAGCAATTATTATTACCGGTCCTAACGGTACTGGTAAAACAAAAAAAGCAAAAGAAATTGCCAGTAAGTTTAAAGATACTGAAGTTGTTCGGATTGAATATTCACACCATTTGTTTCAAAATCCTTTTGCATTAAGTGTGTGTGAATTGAATACAAAATTAATCATCATAGATGATGTAAAAAATGAAGATGCTTTATATTCATTTTACTGCAGCATAACAGATGGATTTGCTGTGAATAAAAGGGGGAAAAAACCATTCATGATAACTCCTGAGTTCATATTTATATGTGATCAAAGAATCACTTATAACCAACTGTCGAAAAGAGGTGAAAGTTTTCATGCAAGATTTGATATTATTTACTATAAAAAAGACATACTAAAACCAACTTCGATTTTTAATGATCCTACTGATATTCCTCTTGCAAGTAAATGTGATTCTACTGTAACTGTTGATGTTTTTATAATAGATGAAAGAGGAATGCACGGTTTAGCATTTTATGATTTGCAAGATAAAGAATGGAGATTTCATACAGATACAGTAGTTGATTACAATGAAAAAGGAAATGAAACTAAATGGAAATGGTATTATCCTCAAATAACTTCATGTGATGCTTTTCCTGAATTAATAAAAATAAATTAACCATATAAGTCCCCACCAACATGGATAATGAAATGAAACCGAAAATGTATATTTCTCTGCCGATGACCGGTATTGAAAATTTGAATTTAAATCTTGAAATGAATGCTTTTCATGTTGCCAGGAAAATGGGATATTGGGTATTTTCTCCCAGTCACCTGGCCAAAGCTGTTGAAAGAATAATGGAAGATCATGGTGAGGAACCATTGTATCAGCATTATTTAGGTTATGACTTATGGAGCTTAAGCCGATGTGATGCCATGCTGCTTTGCCCTGGATGGGAAAATAGTAAAGGATGCCAGATAGAAGTGAGATTTGCAGTTGAAAACAATATACCTGTTTACGATTATAATGACGGTATGCAGATTTGTGTTTCAAATCTGATGATGGGATTGAAAGGGAAAGAAGTTACTGAGCTTCTTACTTGTATCATCCAAAAAAAATCCTTTCCAGAGAAACTGTTCACCTGGAACACTATTATTCCTATTCTTATTTTAATCTTCTTCATCATCATTAGTATTATAAAAGAATGATTGCATATATAGAAAAAACCGGAGTAAACGGGCATAATGAGCCCGTTTATTCCATTCAGGAATTAAGTAAAACAGATTTGCAGATGCTTAAAGTATCACTTGGCTTTTTAAAATCTGAAATTACTTCCTCTGAAAACACAGAACGTCACCAGCTGCTTCCGCAACTGGAAAGATTAAGAAATTTATTTGATACTGTAAAATGATGAAAAACAATTTATCTGGAAGAACAGGAATGAGCTTAGTATGTAATTCCATCGCTTTAAAAAAAGATACTAAAAAATATTTAAGCTTAAAATTTTCTACCGGTAGTATCCCAAAAGATGCTGTATTGCTATGCTTAAAAAGGAATACTATAGATTTTGAAAATATTTTTAAAAACTTTTGATATGGATAATTCATTTTTCGATAGTTCTTATAAAATGTGCCGGTCTATTATTTCTCAACGGCTGATGCTGCTGAAAATTGACAGATCAAAAATTCAGGATCCGGAAAGGATTTTGGCTGAAGCTGAAGACCTGAATGCAGAATTTGAAAAGTATAAAAACTGCAGCCGTACAATTGCTTTTTTTCTGTCGAAAAATTACGAAAAACTCATTGATATCATCCCTCACAACGACGGGTACCAGTCCCGGATTTTAAAAATGGAAAAACTTTATTTAGAAGCAACTGAGATACTAAAAAAAAGAATATAAATGATTAGCGAAGATAAGAAAATAGAAATTTTAACCGCATCAAAGAACGAAGAAGTTATAGGAGATTTTGAAACCCTTAAAAAATCGGGTACAAGCCTTACATGCAAGTGTCCGAATTGCGGTAAAACTGGTAAAGGAAAAGGTTTGTCAGTGTCTCCTGCTAAAGGCTTATACAGCTGCTTCAGCTGTGAATGGGGCGGGAATAACCCTATAAAGTATTTGTGTGAGATTCAAAAAATGAAATATCCTGATGCTTTAAAGTACCTGGCTGATAAATACAATATCACTATAGAAGAAATTAAAAAAAGCCCACAGAAAAAAGAAAAAATAAAACAACATACCTTCAGGGATCTTCAGCTTGCTCAATCCGGATTGAATGACGCTGATCAGAAAGCTAATATTTTTATTGATGATGATACTGAGAAGGTTGTAGATATTTTTGAAAGCCGTACAAGAAATGAATATTACCAGCTCGTTGATGGCGATGATATGATTATCTGGTATTACGATCTTGAGGGAAAACCTATCATGTATCAGAAAAAAGGCGGTAAAATGGAGCATCTGTATAGAATCAGATGGCAAAATCCGGGATTGCATTTGGATCTTCACGGCCGGCCAATGAAATACCAGAGTCCTGCAGGAAGCGGGTCACCATTGTTTATCCCTCAGGTGGTAAGAGATGCTTACAGAGAAGGGCGTAAAATAAAACGACTCTACCTGCAGGAAGGTGAAAAAAAGGCTGTAAAAGCTTGTAAACATGGGATATTTTCTGTTGGAATAATGGGTATTCAGAATATATCCTACAATGGAAAATTGCCTTACGAGTTGCAGCTGATTATTAAGCGTTGCGGCGTTGAAGAAGTATTATTTATACTTGACGCTGACTGGGATCATTTGAATAGTACATTGACTTCGGGAATGAAGGTTGATCAGCGTCCATGGAACTTTTTTCATGCTGTGAAAAATTATCGTGAGTATTTTAAAACGTTCACTAACCTTGGAATTTACCTGGAGATTTATTTTGGTTATATAAAATCACCTGATATAAAACCAGATGATCATTCGAAAGAAAATAAGGATGATGATTTGCTTACACCTATTTTAAATTCAAAAGAAAAAGGGATAGATGATTTACTAAATGGAAGTTTGAACGGAAAAGAAACTGAGCTTTTTAAGGATATTGATACCGCAATTAATGAAAAGGATGGTTGTGGAAAATATATTCAGTTGCATAAGATATCGACTGTTTCGGATCTGAAATTACGTGAGTTCTGGAGCCTGCATGATAGTGATGAATTTGCTGAAAGATATAAAAATGAACTTATAGGTTTATCTGAATTTCAGATAGGTAAAATTAAATTTTGCTTTAAAGAGGGTAAGAAAGTTCCAACTCAACCGCTTGATATAGATGAACAATATTGGGAAAAGGTAATAAAAACAACTAAAGATGGTGAATTTGTAAACTATAAATTTTCATACTCTTATGTCTATAATTTCCTGCATAATCGTGGATTTGGAAGACTTAAACTTAATGAAGACGGGAATCAGTTTATTTTTATAAGAAAGAATGTAAACGTTATAGAGACTTGGGAAGCCTATCAGATTAGAGATTTTGTTATTGAATTTACTGAAGTTTCATGTCCAAAAGAAGAGAAAAAGGATATAATGGATATGCTTTACAGAGGAGCTAAAATGTATCTGGGTCCTGACAGTTTAAGTCATTTAAAATTTATTGATACTAAAATAAAGCCAAACGAGAAAAATTATAAAATCATTTATTTCAAAGAAAAATACTGGAAGATATCAGCTCAGGGAGTTGAAGAGCGTCCATTAAACGATTTGGATGGTGAAGTATGGGCTGAAAAACTGATAAATTTTGATGCTCAGTACCTGGGTGATGATTTTATAAAAATAGCGAAGTTTGATGATAATTTGCTCAATAAAAATGAGAAATTAATTGAGGGTTTAGGCTATTCGAAAGAAGATTTTGAAACGATAAACAACTGGTTTTATGTGAAAATGAGTGATGCGGCTAAGAAATGTCATTTCCTGAGATTTTTGCTGAATACTTCAGACTTTTACTGGGATAAGGAACTTTATAAAAGCCATAATCTTAAATCTGTTCCGGAAAGGCGTACTGTTCAGGAAGAATTTGAGAGATATCAGCATCTGTTGAGTAAATTAACCGGATTTGCATACCTGATCCATAAATTTCGCAATAAATCATGTGAAAAAGGTGTAATCGGTATGGATGGCCGTAACAGTGAAGTTGGAGACAGCAACGGCAGAACCGGAAAATCATTGCTGGGTTTCGCAGTTGGGGAAGTGGTGCCTCAAGTTTATATTTCCGGAAAAAACAAGCAGCTGACAGAAGATCAGTTTTTGTTTGAAGAAGTAACAAAAAAGCATGATAATATTTTCATAGATGATACCAGGGCGAACCTTGACTATGAATATTTCTTTCCGGCCATAACAGGGAAAATTACAGTAAACGGTAAAGGATCTAAAAAATTCACACTTTCGGCCGAAGATTCACCTTTCTTTTATTTTACCACAAATCATTCAATTAACGGTTTTACCGGATCATTTAAGGACCGTCAATTTCTCCTGGCTTTTTCTGATTATTATTCTGATGAATGGAAGCCGGTGAACGATTTTAACGTGAATTTCTTTGTAGAGTGGGATGCCGAGCAACGGAATCTGTTTTTTAATATGGTTGCTCATTCATTGATCATCTATTTTAAAACTCTTGAAAATAAGTGGGGGTTACCATCCAGCGGACTGATACAGGCTCCGGTTGAACGATTAGAATTAAGACAAATGAGGCAGTTTGTAGGTGAATTATTCTTATCCTGGGCTGATACTTATTTCGGTGTTATTGAAACTGAATCTGGAATTGAAACGCAATCGACGAATATTGATCAGGCGATTACCAGGAAGGAACTGAATGATAATTTTCTGGAATTATTGTCGCCTTCAGATAAGAAATATTACACTCCGCAAAATTTTAAAAAACGATTCAAAGTCTGGTGTAAGTACCGTGGATTCTGGTTTAATAAGCATAAGCTTGATAAGGAAGGTCTGCAGGGCGGTGATGATAAAAGGGATTCGATTGAATATTTTACAGTATCTAAATTTTAAAGTTATGTGTAACCGGGATAAAAATGGATTTATGATTGTAGCCGGGGATGAAGATCTTCAGCTGGCTAAAATTAAAGGTGAAGTATCTGTATCGGTTGAATGTAAATGTTGTGGGAGACAATTAATAATGCATATAGAGAATATTGACCTTAGTTGCAAGGAAAGAAAAGAACTTAAAATTTACAGTATATGAAAATAAGAAAATTGTGGAAAGCAGATGATAATGAGGTTAAACCTGTTTTTGGGAATGCTGATAAGCTTTGTGAGCTAATTAAACAGCCTGGTTATTATTTTAGTAAAACTGATGCAAATCTGGAATTTAAATCGAGAATTATTTATAAATCATTAATAAAGTAAAAAACAAATGAAAAAAGTAACAATTGAAGTAACAGAAAAAGGATGGACTACTTCCGTAAAATTAGACGGAAGGATTTTTACCGAAAAACATGAAGCCACCAGAACAGGATCTAAACGTGTAGAAGGTAATTTTGAAGACTATGATCAAATTGGTGATAATCTGCATGACGCCCTGGATGGCTTTGTAATTTATGATATCATGAATGGATTACAAAAAAACTTATAATTATGGAACCATTTCATGAACCAATTACCGTGTCCAGTCTTATAGGATTAATCCTAGCAACATATGCATTATACGTAATTATAGTGATGATGGGAATGGATATTTATAAGGAACATTCTGAAAAATGAAGTGCAAAATAAATGATTACTGCTGTGTATATCATGCCTGCATGAGTGAAGATTGCCAGAAAAAAATAATTTTAAGCCAGGGACATCCAGGATGGGGAGCTGGCAGATGTAAAACCGAAAATAATTCATTAAAAAAAACAATCATGAAAGAAAAATTAATAATAACATTTAAATCAATTTTGATAGGACATGAAATTGAAGAAATTGTAAGTGCCGGTTACAATAAAACAGGTAATAAGTTTAGTGTAATCTTTAACGGATCTAAAGGCTATTTAGATAATATTGAATTTGTATGCGAAGGAAAACAAAAAGATGGTATTAATTACATTCATATTGACAGCATACGTAATCAAAAAGGATTACCAATTAATAAAATGGTAAGTGTTTACCATAGTGAAGAAAACGGTGTAAGAATAGAAGTAAAGTAAAAAATCATGAGAGAACTACCTATAATTTATAATACAGAAATGGTAAGGGCTACCATGAAAGGCCTGAAAACTGAAACAAGGAGAATGAAAGGCCTTGAAAGGATAAATGAACAACCGGATGATTTTAATGATCAGATGTTTTTTGCAGATGAATCAGGTTATAAGTCAGTTAATGGTATCATCATAAAGCCTCAATATTTGCCAGGTGATCTGATGTATGTGAGGGAAACAATCAGCAAAAAAGATGCAAGAATTATCTACAGAGCTGATGTGTGTTCAAAATATGATCTTCCTGATGGATTTAAATGGACTCCATCTATCCATATGCCGAAAACTGCAGCAAGGATTTGGTTAAGGTGTACAGATGTGAGGGTTGAACGGTTAGGTGATATCAGCGAAGCTGGTGCGATTGCTGAAGGTGTTGAGAGGTTAATAACTATGCCTATTTGGTATAAGAATTATGATCCAAAAAGATTTACAAAAGAAGAGTTAAGCGAAGCTGTTCCTGAATGTGATACAGCAATAGGTTCTTTTAATACTTTATGGAAATCTATTGTTGGAGATAAATATATTTTGAATCCCTGGGTATTCGTGTATGAGTTTGAAGTTATCAGTACTACCGGAGCACCGGTTAAAGATTAATAGATATGAAAAAACTATGGACAATAGAAGAAAATGAATACATGATTTCTCATTATCCTAATGAGCAATCATGTAAAGTAGCTACCGCTCTTGGAAGAAGTATTCATGCTATTCATAGGCATGCAAATATAATGAAAGTTAAGAAAAGTGATATTTTTTTAGCTTCACAAAATTCTGGAATTTTTTTAAAAGGACATATTAAAGGAAGTGAGCATCGATTTTTAAAAGGAATGATCCCTTTTACAAAAGGCAAAAAACAATCTGAATATTTATCCCCTAATGGGTTAGAAAAATCAAAACAAACAAGATTCAAAAAAGGTAATGTTCCTTTAAATACAAAGAAAAACGGAGACATTGTTATAAGAAGAGACAAAAATAAAGGGCAATCATATTTTATAAGAATTGAAATAAATGTTTGGATTCCTTTGGCACATAAAAATTGGATGGATAAAAATGGTGATATTCCAAAAGGTAAGATAATTATACATATAGATGGAAATAAATTAAATTGTGATCCAGATAACCTTGAGTGTATTACGAAAAAAGAAAATGTAATTAGAAATGGAATTCATAACTATCCAACTGAATTAATTCCTATAGTAAAACTAAATAATAAGCTTAAAAAACAAATAAAAGAATATGAACACAATTTATAACTTGAGAGAAACACTTTTTTCTACACTTAAAAAACTCGAAGAAGGAAAAATTAAGGTAGAAGAGGCGAAAGTAATTAACGAGGTGGCACAAACCATTATTAATACCGGTAAACTCGAACATGACTACCTGAAGCTGATATCTGACAATAATAAAAACAATGACAAAAAGCTTCCTGTTACCAGTTGGTTTATTAATCCGGAACCGGTGATCGAAACACTTAAAAAAATTGAAGAGAAAAAAAGCGAGCCTTATAAATTTGATAATGAATGACCAAAGAGGAACGACTTGAGTTAACGCTGAAGGGATTTAGGGTGCTCAGAGCTAAGTTTGATTATCATGTGTGTGCATGGCGAATCTATTCGCATACTAAATCGCCAGGATATGAAATTTACTCGCATAAGGGTTATGCTTCTATAGAATTTTGCGAAAAGGCTATTCTGGAAATGTGCCAGGCTTCTTCTCATTTTATTTTTGAACCTTTTAATGAATTTAATTTTTACAAAGATGGACCAACAACCTACGAACAACATGCCGGTGCAAGATAATTGCGGATTCTGGAGCTATAAGGAGCTTCCTGAAGGTGCTGTTCAGGTAACTGCAGAAATGTATCATTCCGGAGTATTAAGCCGGAAAAACACTCCTTATGTAATTAAATCGGTAGTTTATGAAGAATATCAGTGCTTCAGGGTTAATGATACTACTCATACAAGGATTATACCCTTTGTAGAATCGAATAGTGTGTACCTTATTCCAACTTCCGATCGTATAACGAAACCTCAGGGAGATATCCCGCTTGCAAATAAGGTGTTTGAGCTGGAAATATGATTTTGGTATTTGAGTACGTCAAAAAGCATTTAAAAGCGAAAGCTTTTAAGTGCTTTTTTCATATCAATTCATTTTTGCGGGAGCAAAAATACCTTAAATCTTTTTCAGTACAACTCGCGACCCCGCCCCCCCTTTCTTTCTAAGAATAATATAGGACTTGAGTACTCGAAAATAATAAAACTTAGTTTATAACTGATTGATTTGTATATATATACTATTATATATTATATATATATTTTTTTAGAATATATACTTATATAAAAATAGGGAAATTTTAGTACTTTTAAAAAGTTCAAAAATTTTATTAGATGCTGTAAGGTTCCATCAGCACGAAAAAGTTCTAAACAGTACGCATCAGTACGAAAAAAAAAAGTACAAAAGTTATATTATTGATATTCAATTTTTTAAGCTTTTAAAGTTCAAAAAGTTCTACAGTACTAAAAAAAACGCGATTTATAGCAAGTATGTAAGTGTGTTATTTTTGGTATAATTATACTTTTTTTGGTATTTCGATTAAAAATATGTTATTTTTGTACAACCAAAACCGATTTTAAAAGATGACATTATTTAGTACTGTAGATATTTACGTAAAAGATTATGTTAAAATATACCTTGAAAAAAATTACGGAAAAACCGTAAAGCTTGAAGGAAAATACAAGGAAAAATTTATTGATTGTCTTAAGGATAAAAATGATTCAAAAGGCTCTCTATATATTGAGCGCTTTCCTTATGATACTAAAATTAGCGTTGCTATTACTGAATTTGAATTTTATCATTATGGCATAGAGATGACTAAGAGTAACATGCAGAAATTTTCAAGGTTTGTAGAGTATGATCTGAAAGATAAGTCAAGATTATTCTTATGTTTATTTAAATCATTTGGTTTACCATACACTAAAGGAATTCAGACTTTTCAGAAAGCCTATAAGCTTTCTGAAAATGATTTTAACTTTGAATGCATCCGGAAAGATTTCCAGCGAAACGGCTCAGAATTAGATGAAAGCTTTTCTGATAAAATAGTTGAAATGATCACAAATATAAGCGAAAAAACAATGTAACATTTGTCCCACAAATGGGACATTTGGAGAAAAATAAATAAATATGGACCTGAATAAACCAAATACTGAAAATTTAGCCGGCATAAAGTCGCTTAAATTTATTGATTCAAAGTATGTTAACTCTGTTGAAAATGGTTTAATTGATATAAAGCCTGGCTTTACATTGAATAAAGTACATACTGTTATTGGTAAGTGGAACTTCACAGGAGATCTTAATAAGGATTCTAGTTCTTTTTATGATTTTAAATTGAATGGAGTAATATCAGGACATGATAAAATGATATTAGCTAACACGGTGCTTATGAGTGAAGCTGATCTTATCCTGGTAATTGAACTGGAAAATATCAGTTATATAGCGGGAAATCCTGATGAAGGAATTCATTTCCTTTTTTCAAATTTTTCAGGATCAATCCCTGGTGATGATACCGGTTACAATCTTACATTTTTTAGAAAAATGAGACGTGGTTTAGTGGTAAAGACTGCTTAGATATCCAATTTTCTGTCCTTTTAATTATTTTTTAATGGTATTTCCTTTGCTGAAAATTAAGGAAATATGTCTTATTCGCTTTTATCAAAAATTCACAACTCAGTTTGGTTAATTGAAGAAGGTAGCCATCAGGCACTTCAGATATTAGCTCAAAATATTCTGAATGGTAATATTCCCAGGGGTGATTTTTCTCAAGAAAGAGCTAAGCACAGAGCTTACGTTGTATCAGCAGATGATCATTCTCCTTCTATGGAAGCTAGAATTTCTCCAAAAAATTCCAACAAACAAAATTCTATTGCTGTAATACCAGTAATGGATGTTATTACGCTGTATGATCAGGAATGCGGTCCTGAAGGAACCTACACAAAAAGGCAATACTTAGAAGCATCCGGAAAAAACCCGAACATTGATTCAGTCATATTATTCATTGATTCGCCTGGCGGTGATCCTCACGCCATGTTTGACATGACAAATGCAATCTTTGATTTCAAAAAAAACTATCAAAAACCTATTATTGCTTTTGTTGGATCAAAGGCAGGTTCTGCAGCTTTTGGTATAGCAGCTGCTTGTGATGAAATCATCTGCAGTGATGAAAATAGCCTGGTTGGAAGTCTTGGTACTTATACAACAGTTGTAAATGTTGTAAAAAGCATGAAAAATGAAGGTTTAGAGGTTGAAATTATTTATGCTGAAGATTCACCAGAAAAAAACAATGAATCCAGAGCAGTAATTGCCGGTGACAAAAAACCAATGCTTGCCATGCTTAAGGTTTACAATGATAGATTTCATTCTATCGTAAAAAAAGGCAGACCAGAAGCAAAAGCAACTGAAAAAGGAGATCCTTTTAAAGGTAAAACGATATTTGCTATAGATGCTTTAGGAATGAATCTGATTAATGCAATCGGAAACTTTGATATCGCAATAAAGCACTGTACTCAATTAAAATCCAATTATTCACAAACAATTAATTCAATGACAAAATTTCAAACTACATGGGCGAATATTGCTGCATTTTTCAGTAATAAAAAAGAAGGTGATGATATCACTGAAGCCGAAATGGTTGAGCTTAATACTGAGCTTGGAACCAGGAAGACATCTATTGATCAGCTTACAGGACAAATCACGTCCAAAGATGCTGAAATAGCTACGCTTACACAACAGCTTACTGAATCAAAAACAGGTAGCGATACCTTACAAGCTGCTTTGACAGCAACTGAAACAAAACTGGATGCTGCTAATGCTGAATTGGCAAGAAGACCAGGTACCACAGTTACAACTCCAAGAGCTGAAACTGAAACTATTCCTGAAACTACTCTAAAAATTGTTTCTGATCCTGTGAATGCAATGGCTAAGGAAATGTTGGGTATAAAATAAAATTATTCACTTAAAATAAATAAAAATGGCTGATTTAAAGCAAGCAATCAATATTGATGCAGTTAATAATACTGCAAAAAAATATGACAAACAATTACTTATACTTCCAAAACATGATGTTTTGGCAGTACTTAAGTATTTTGGTGCCAGGCTGGGAGTTAAGAGTTCAATCACAATTTCTGAACTCCAGGATAAGTTTGGTAATTCTAAAAAATACAACGGTAAATTCGTTGGTGGTGAAATTGGAGAAGTTGTACCTCGAGAACTTAAGGTTAGACCTTGTGTATTTGAACTTTCTGAAGAGCCTGAAAAACTCAGAGAAACATTCTTAAATGAAATTGGAGTTGGTAAAATTTTAGAAACCACACAGTTTGAATTATTCTTAATCCAAAGAGGTCTCGAAAATGCTTCTGAAGATTTATTTAACGCATTGGCTATTGCCAAATATGATGATGATCCAGCTAAACTGGAATTAACTGATTCTTTTGATGGTTTTTTGACCATTATTGACAACGAAATTACTGCAGGTAATATTTCTACTGATAAAGGAAATATGTACGATCCTGGTGAAAAAATAACCGTTGCAAATATCGGTGAAAAACTGAAAGAAATGTGGAGATCTTCTCATAAAACTTTCAAAGCTAAAGCAGGTGGTTTGATGTACATGAGCGTTAACATGGCTGAAATGTATGATGACTGGTATTTTGCCAATCATGAAGCATGGCCAGGTCTTGACACTTCAGGTCAAAAAACCTTGGAAGGAACTAACGGAAAATGTACAATTGTTCCATTAGGATGTATTCCTGATGATAATGATCAGGTCATACTCACACAGGATGGTGTAATCACTTACGGAACTGAAAGTTTATCTGATATGAAAAACCTTGTGGCATTCCCTTCAGGTAATCCTTACGCATTCACAGCAACAATGAAGTATCTTTTTGGAATTCAGCTTAACAGCATCCACGAAAGAAGGTTTAAAGTAGCTAAGAGTTACGCTGAAGCCGAAACTATTTAATTAACTTAGTGTAAATATCAAATACAAATAAAATGAAAAATTTTTTAAGTATAATAACTGTTTTACTATTCGGAGCCTTGTTAGGAACAGTTATTCATCCATTCATTAACGTACCCTTGCCGATGCTTCAGGCGGGGGTTGCTCTTGCATTATATGGAGCATATACTCAATTACCTGCAGGGGTAATGTCTATCAACATGGCTGATTTAACCAAGCAATCTGTTGAGAATCCGGGAGGGTGCGCACAGGAATGGTATTGGGCATTTTGGGAGGATATACTTACTTTTCCTACTTTGCCAGCCATAGATGCTGCTGTTGATCTTAATACGATGGCCAGTTTGACCGGAACATTTGTAATGAAACAAGGTAAAAAGTTTTGGAAAGGCTATGGCACTTTAGATACTGTTTCATTGGAAGATGAAATGGTTGGTCCTTATGACTCAAAGTCATTCAAAAACATTTTTAAATGTGAGCATCCAAGCGTAAAAGCTTTATTGGCCGGTTGGCTGAGAGTGGTTGCAAATAAAAGTCTTGTGATTATTGTTAAAGATGCAAATGGAGTGATGCGTGTAGTTGGTAATTCAAATTTTCCTGCATCGATGAGTGAAAGTAAATCGAGTACCGGTGCAAAAGTGGAAGATGGTAATAAATCTTCATTGGCATTCGAAAGTTATAATGTTTGCCCAGCTCCAATTTATACTGGAACTGTTCCATTAACTCCTGCAGTTTAATTTTTTAAATTATGGGAAAAAACAAAAATGCCAGCAGCTGGCAGGACAAATATGATGTAGTAGGTATAGAACCTGGTATCATCGTTCATGGTGTAATTGGAGAAATAGATCTCAGCAGATCTGATATTCCACTGGAGACAATTGAAAAATTGTCTTCAGAGGGTTGTCCTTACATCGTTTTAAAAAGTTCATCAGAATCATAAACCTAATCTAAAATTCAATGAAAAAGTTTTTATTTATCAGCATTATCCTGAGTCTTTTCCTTGTTATGGCTCAAAATGTAAATGCACAGCCTTTAAAATTAAAACAAGTTGGTTATTTTCAGTATCAATCAGAACTTCCAATAAATTCCTATGAATTTATTTACAATGGTCTTCCAAAAGATACTGTTAGTACAGCGCTGCATGACTCGGTATGGAGTTTAAATGTTTTTACCAATAAGAAAGAAGCTTTGTACAGCAATCATCAGATTACATTAAGCAAAGTGGGAAGTTCAGCATTGGTCGTAAGATCTCTATTGCTAGGTAAATATTTTAGTACTGATTTAACGGCTGATACTTTAAGTAACGTGATTTACTATGGATCGGTAGCGGACAGTACTATTAATACTAAGCTATTTACCAGTAAGCTAGGATATAATTATTACCAGCAAAAGCTTATACTTACTTCAGGTAAGTGTAAAATGTCAAAGAATAAAGCATATTTCCGAAAATAGACATTGTTTAAATGTATTAAAAAGCCTGAGTGTATGCTCAGGCTTTTTTTTGTGTCCTTTTTTTGGAAATTTCCAGGTATTTACTTTGTATCCTCAATTAATCAATAATGAAACAAAACAATTAAATAAAATTTTATGGAAGAAAAACCAAAAACAGTCAAACAATTAATAAACGAATGGTTTGATGGAGAAAGAAACTATACTGAAGGCTTAAATTTATTGGAGCGAGCTTCTCCTAATTTACGTTCACTCATAAAACATTTGCGACGTGGCGAAAATACTGAGAAAATGAAGCATCTGACCTATGCGCTGTATAAAATTTCTGATTATTCAGATCCAAAAATCTGTGACGGTAAAATAGCTGAATTAAAAAAAATAGCTAAACCAAAAAAAGAAAAAGCAAAAGGGAAAAATGAATCAAAAAAAGACATCAAAAAAATTGTTGTTCCTGATAATAAAATCACCAGTAAATCTGACCTTCCTCTAGGTGATAAAAAAGAAGCTGAATCGGATATTGAATTAAGTTTTAAAGATGGATCTCCGGAAGCTATTTTATTGGCTAAAATTATTGAACGTCAAAAAGCAGTTTATAATGAAAGGGCTTTAGCTCATAAACAAATGACTGATTTAGAGGATGATAATTCAGAAGAAACTGTTTGTAAACGCATGGAACTTCTAGCTAAAATTGAACACTGTGCAAAAATAGTTGACTATTTGCATGCTCAAAAATTATCATGGAAAGAATCAGGGATAACACCTGATGAGATCATCCTTGAATGGATCCCGATAACTGAAGCTTCAGCAGAAGAAAAAAAGGATCTTATTGTTGAAGATATCGCTGAAGTGGATCTGCAGCTTGAGTTGCAAAAAGTTCGTTCAAGGTTAAGCAAATATCCTGCTAAAATTGAAAAATATACAGGAGATAAGCTTGCGGAAATCAAGGCAAAACAGGCTGAAGATTTAAAACTTAAAGAAGAACTTACTCTAAAACTAAATGATCTTAGGAATAAATAATATTGGAAACAAGGATAAGGCAGTTCCAGCGAATGTAATCGTTCGGGGAACTGCTATTCCTGTTTTCAAGGGTAAACCTCACGAAATTTTAAGCAAGTACCTGGGCAAAATTGAACATGGTAAATTTTATCAATTTTACAGTTTTGGGAGATTTTCTATGCATGATGTGATTGTTTATCTTTTAAAACAAATTGGTCCGGCTCACATAATTGCCGGCACCTGGTCAATAAGTCAGGAAAGCATTGAACAGCTTGTCAGAATGAAAAACAGAAACGATATATTGAGCCTGGCTTTCGTGTTAGATCCTCGGGTTAAAGTTACCAAAGCAAAACCATTACAGATGATTAAGGCTAATTTTGATTTTGTGTTTTCGCCATGGCATGCTAAAGTAACTACGATTGAAAATGAGAACTGGAACATAAGCATAGTGAGTTCTCAGAATATGACTCAAAACCCTAAAATTGAGAGAGGTTGTATTTTCACAGATAAGGAAACATTTGAATTTGATAAAAAAGTACTTGAAAATGAATTACACAGATGATGAACTTGATACGATCGAGCAAATGGCCGGCTTATTTTTCAAACCTGAAGAAATTGCTTTGGTTCTTGAAATAGATCCTGATGATTTTTCGGCAGAAATAAAAATTGGAGATAATGAAGCATCAAAAAGATTTAACAAAGGATGGCTTAGCTCTGATATAGAACTTAGAAAAAGTGTTTACGAAAGTGCTACAAATGGTAGTAATCCTGCACAAATAATGATGTTTGAATTAAACAAAAACAATAAGAATGCCTAAACAACTAGCAGCTTCTAATTCCTATCTCCGGATATTGGAATGGGTTATGAACCGTGATTCTATTTTTATTTCAGAAACTGATAAAGAACAATTTGACAGATGGGATTATTGTGATAATCAATTGCGTAAATATGGCAAACAACGTGACGTTGAAGCGATGATGCGTGCCAAATTTAAGAATATTTCCATATCACAAATCAAAAGAGATATAGACAATACTAAACGACTATTTAATTCAATTACAACTGTTAATAAGGATTATGAGAAATTATTCTTAATTGAAGATATTAAAGAGACCATACTTGAGGCGAAAAAAATAGGCAATTTGAATGCCAGGACTAAAGCTCAAAGAAATCTTTACCTGGTGCTTGGCCTTGATAAAGATGATGAGATTGATTTGTCAAAACTTGAAAATCATGAATATATACTAGCAATTGGAACTTCGCAATCTGAACTAAAAATTGATTTAATGAATATTCACGAAATTCCATTTACTGCCCGTAAACGTGTATCTGATGTGATTGAAAGCGAAATTACTGAAGTTGAAGCTTACAAAATACTTAACCCACATCTACCAGATTATGACAGTGAAGAAACTGAGTCTTAATAAGATTCAAACTCAATCAATTATCCTTGATTCAAAGGATGAAACAAACGTTGAAGGTCGTGGATCCGGAAAGTCCAATAAGATAGGCTGGAAGATACTACGTGCTTATCGTCACATGCCCAGAGGAATTGTTTTAGTTGCCGGACAAACTTTTGTACAGCTTCTCACCAGAACATTACCGGCTACTTTTTCTTTTCTGGAACGTAACGGTATTTACAAAGATGTTCACTATAAATTGGGGAAGGAACCGCCTAAAAAATGGGATAGACCTTATGAAACGCCACTTTCTTACAAGAACTATATCACTTTTAATAATGGTTTTTCTATTATGCTCGGAAGTCAGGATCGTGATGGTTCTTGTCGTGGTCCTTCAGTTCAGGGTGTAATTGGAGATGAAGCGTTGACACTGGATAAGGATCAGATCGATAATGAAGTTGGGCCAACTAACAGGGGAAATGATCAGTTCTTTAATCATCTTCATTTTAACCACTTCTGGCACTTCTCTAGTTCAATGCCAATAAAACCTGAAAGTAAGTGGTTGCTTGATCACTGTAAGTATTATATGGAAGAATCCGGGATAGATATTATAGGTACCTGGAAACGTATTGTAAAAATGCAGTTAGATTTGTTGGAAATTACTAATGTAAAAGATTTTACAGCTCAATGGAATGCAATTTCGAAAGTCAGAAAAACTATTGCTCCATTTATTTCCAAAAAAGGAAGATTGTTTATGTTTGGAAATGCCTTCGACAATCTTGAAAATGTAAGTCTTAACTTTATAAAAGAAGCTAAAAATAATATGACCTATCTTTCATTCATGATTGAAATTATGAATATGATTATGGATAAGGTTGAAGATTGTTATTATCAGATTCAAGATAATAAACAAGTATATTACGATAGCTATGATTATAATTATGTAGATAAATTAGACTTTGAATTTAAGAAAGTTGCTGATAAATCTTCATTGTGTGATCTTGATTGTAATAAGAATAAACCATTAAGTGTAGTATTCGATTGGGGTGGTCGTATATCTTGCCTATTAGTAATGCAAGAAGGACATAGGAATAGAAATAACTTTATCAATGAGTTCTTCGTTAAGCCTGATCAGGGCAAGGTCATGATTGATGATGTTATAGATAGGTTCTGTGAATATTATAAATATAACAATGATAGAACAATATACTTTTATCGTGATAGGTATGGTGACATTAAACAGGCAAACAGTTCTCGTTCTTATAATGAACAGGCAATGCATAGATTGATGGTCAATAAATGGGAAGTTATCCCTATCGTTCACCCAGGTATAGAACCACCACAACATGATAAGTATCTGCTATGGTCTAACATATTAAAGGAGAATAACCCTAACTTTCCACTCATAGGCTTTAATGGTAATAAGTGTAAGAATCTATTACTAAGTATGAATAACACTAAAGTTATTGAGAAAGATGGTAAGTTTCAAAAAGATAAGAGTAGTGAAAGAAGTAAGGTTATACCTCAAGAAGAGGCTACTCACTTTGGAGATGCTGCTGATAAAATAATATGGACACAATATAAAGATACTCTCCAGCAATTTCCATCCACATTCATTCCAATAACATTTAGCAATAAATAGGTAAGCATGATAAGTCCGAGACGGACACATCATGCTTGATAACGATAGGTATGTGAGTGCTATGCACACACATACCTTATTTGTTTTATTAGTATATTGAGTGTATGTAGGACTGCTCTCGCAGTCCAATCAGCACTATAGGACTCCCCTCGCCTACCCTCTCATATTTCCATTTTTTTGGAAATGGAAATTTCCAAACCTATAGGGCGGGGCAGGGAATGAAGAGATATAAAGAGTATCTTTTTGGGTTTTTGAGTTATTAGATATTTGATTTTTAAAATTTTAGGCCTTTTTTAATGGTTAAAATTACTCATCCTTCGTAATTTTAGCGTATTACATGTTATTTAGAATGATTATAAATTTTATTACAGTTTATAACATATTGATATTTAATTATTTATAAGTGCAAAAATGTTATAACTTATTGAAAATAATTGTTTTAAATGTTTTTTATATTGATTTTTTTTGTATCTTTGTTATGAAAATAATTTAATAAACTATTAATCAACATTTTAACAAATGGAAACAAATGTAAAAGGCAACACCGCCTTAAAAGGTGACGCAACTGCAAACAGCTTTAAAGCTAAAATGACAGTTATTAAAAATGATGTTACTGAAAAAGTAACAGTAAAAAGTGAGGAATCTCAAGAATCTGAAACTAAACAGCCTGTTAAGGTTGAAGTTAAACCGCTAACTTTTGAAGAAATAAGAGCGAAGGGGACCAACCTTTTTAATTTATCCGCCAAATATGACCAGGTGAAGGCAAAAGCAGATGAATTGAAAAAGTTTAAAATCCTTCATAATAAGGACGTGGCGCAAATTCAACTAAAAGATGCACAGGGAAACACCTTTATAAGTGGTAACCCTAAAGCAATAGGCAAATTTATTGCTTTTTGCAGTGAAGAACTGGAAACAACACTTAAGGAAGTTGAAGAGGAAATGAGAAAAATTGCTTAATTTATTAACCGCCTTGCCAGTGTTCGCACTGGTGAGGCTTAACATTTTTTATATGACTGAAAAAATGAAAGAAAAGCGGGCAATATTACACGCTTTGAGCTTGCAGGCCAAAAACCTTATGGATTTCGGGAAAGCTGAAACGATTAACGAGGGTTTAAAACTGATTTACTCAGCAGACGGACACACAGAATTAAAAAGCTTTAAGCAATGGAAGGAAAGCGGGCAAATAGTAAGAAAGGGAGAAAAAGCGCTGATGCTTTGGGCAAAGCCATTGAGCGCACAGAAAGAGAAAGAAGGCAAAACAGAGGAAGAGGAAGGAAGAGATTTTTTTCCTGTTGCGTATGTGTTTAGTAATTTACAAGTTGAACCCTTAAAAATTGCAGCATGACAACAAAAACAACCGTAAGAGCCAGAACAGAGAAAAGGGGAAAGGGATTTGTTAAACCTATTTATTTTGAAGTACCTGTTATAAATTTTGGGGGTAAGTACTTACAAAATGCAGGTTTTGAAATTGGGGAGAAATTAACCGTAGAAGTGATACCCGGGGAAATTACTATAAAACGACCTTCCGCCGAACTAATGCGGATGATAGGGAAAAACCCTAATCTTAAAACTTTAATTGAAACTTTTAATTTTAAAGAGGTAGCTTAATTTTAACTAAAACCCGCATTAATTGCGGGTTTGTAATTTTTTAATATGAAAACAATAAAAGCAAAATTTAACAGCAATTGTGCTGCAACAGGTGAAGCAATAAAAAAAGGGGAGTTAATATGTTATGATCCTGAATTTAAAAAAGCTTATAAAATAGGGAAAGAACCAAAGAACCGGGACGAAGAAGGAACAGAACTAAACTGGATTAATGATTTTTTGATTGATAATTACAATTAATTTTATGAAACGTTTTTTTGATAATTTAGAAAAATTGAGCAGCCGCCATTCCAGGAGCCGGATTTTTTCCGACTTCCTAGGGATGGTGGTTTGTTCTTTAAGCATGCAAACACAAGAAGAATTGTATTTACAAATAGTTGGAAAATACGAGCGAAAAGAATTGGATTTGTTTTGTGAATCTTTTGCATTGCTGGTTATGGAAATGGATAACAGGGGCGAAGGCTTAAAGGATTGTTTAGGGGATTATTTCCAAGAGTATATAAGCAACGGAAACAATGGCCAGTTTTTTACACCTGATTCGATTTGTGATTTAATGGCACGAATGACACTAGACCCCGAAACCTTAACAGATGGTAAAACAATAAACGATTGTGCATGTGGAAGCGGGAGAACGTTGTTAGCAGCCGCAAAGCTTAACAGGAATTTAGAATTTTTTGCGGGTGATATTTCCCTTGATTGTTGTTATATGACTTTGATAAATTTTTGTTTGAATAACTTAGAGGGAGAAGTTTGGTGGATGGATAGTTTAAGACAAAAAATGTTTGGAGCATGGAGACTTAAAAAAAATTATCTGGGTGTTTGCACCATTACAAAATTAACTATTATTGAAACAATACAGCCCGAAATTAAACCAATTGAAATTAAGACTATAGAACACGACTTTGTTAAAAGTGACAGTATGCAGCTTTTACTTGATTTCGTGGCTTAGGGCTTTGTTTATTGCATTGACAGCCTCATTTACGACAGATGGGTGAGGCTGTTTTTTTGCCGCGCCTCCGCTGGCGCTCCGGTTATGCGGTAGGTTTTAAAGATTTTGAAATGTACAATAGATAAATTGACAAAATCTTTAAAACCTGGATTTTATTTTTTATGACATTTTCACCCATTTTTTATTATTTAAATTGGATTTTATTATTGATTTTTATAAAAAATGTGGTGAAAATGGAGGTTAAGAGAAATTTTTGTTTCTGTTAAACCGTAATTTTTTTGATAAATAGATAAAAATTGCTGATCCAGTAGATATTTTATAACCGTATTTTTTTGTTTCTTTCTATTTATTTTCTCATATTAAATTTAGCCTTTGTTATTACCAAGTATATGAGTTTATTTCTGATCTTTAATTTTTGCTTAAATTTATTTTTCCAGTAATTCTTTAGCATTTGATAATAATATTTTTGCTTAGGATACTTTTATACAAATTTTTTGTTTTCCTTTTTCCCTGATTACTATTGTATGTTCATGATTATTAGTTATTATCTAAAAAATATATACAAAGGTTTACTCTTTTTTCAGGATTACCCGTCAATAAGTTTTCCCGGCATATCCTCACTGCATTCCGGTATTCCAGTTTCCTGTATTGCCACCCTAAAATCAGAGTATTTAAACCTGTATAATTTTTTTTAATAACTTAATAAATAAATATCATGAACCATAAAGAATACTTAGGAAAAGGAAAACAAGATGAAAAATTTGACATCGTAAAAGTAACCGTATCAATTGAAGAATTAAATTATTTAATCAAATGCAAAGACGGAAAAGGTAACATAAGTTTTGATGTCGCAAAAATGAGAAATCCTGATAAATTTGGAAATACTCACACTTGTTATTTTATACAAGAGCATGGAACAAAATTTAATATGAGATAAGAAACAAAGCAACTCAAACAAAAAAGGGTATCTAAACAGATACCCTTTTTTTTTGCTATTATTTGGTAGTGGTATTTTTAAGTATTGGGTATTGTATTTGATTTGATGTCTTAAAAATGGATTTGATTTTTATGACATTTTCGCCCGATTTTTTATTATTTCTTGCTGGTTTTAATGCTTTGATAATATAAAAAATCGGGCGAAAATGGAGGTTAAGAGATATTTGTACAAAAATATTTACTTATAGGTTGATTTGGAATTGTTTTATTGTATCTTTGTAGTCTAGTAACTATTTATTATGATTAATAATTAGTGAATAAATTGTAGTCCGGTAGCTCTAGAGTTGCCGGATTTTTTTTTTTTTAACTTTGGTTTTTAAAAGCGTAAATTTGCAAACAATTAGTAAATATTATATTTTAGATTTAAGTTTTTTAAGTTATATTAATGGGATTTGCATTCATAAATATGGAAATTGATAAAAAGATAGTTGAAGCTACATTGTTATGTAAAAATAATGTTGAGTGCCTGACGAAAACAGATCATTGTTGTTGTAAAATTGATTATCACATTAATGACTCACTTTTTTTTGTTAAATCTACATCCCACCCCTTTTGTAAGCATAAAAACTTTTTTGGGAATTCGTTCATGTGTAATTGTGCGACAAGACAAGAAATTTACAAGAAGTTTAAAATTTAAAAAAGTGCTGCAAGTATTTGAATAATCATTCATCAAATCTTAATTTTAAAAAAATGGATAGCATTTCAGAGGATCAACGATTAAATAAAATTGATCAGATTAAAACAAGATTAAATAAATTACTTATTCTTAAAGATACAGATAAATCAAATATAGATTTTTATGTTTACAATGAATTATTACTTTTAGGATTGTTAAATGAATATAAAATAAAATATTTGATTCAATATAAAAGTATTACAATTGAATTAAATGAGGAAATAATATTTCTGGAAAACAATTGCGATATAAACACTTTTAAAAATGGATGGGTAAAATACGCAAAAGTTTTAAAAAATGGTGAATTAATAAATGAAATTTACGAATATTACCAGTCTATTGGTTCGTTCAGTATTATAAATATTCAAAAACTTTGGGTTTGAGAGTAATATGATTCTTTTGTGATTAATTAATGAATAAATTATAGGCCGATAACTGAATAGTTGCCGGCTTTTTTATTTGTCCTTTTCTAAGTTTTAAATGGGTTGTATGTTTGTATCCTCATTTATTATTAACAAAAATTAAAACAAAATGAAAAAGTTATTTTTATTGGCGGGCTTGATGCTCTGCTTTGTTTTGGTTCAGGCGATGGTGGTAGTGGAACCGCCCGGCAAGGATCATGTGTGTAATGCCGTTGTGTGTCAGGCTGACGTTGTAGAATTTCAAGCAATTGATGTTTCTGCAGGGTATAGTTATGAATTGACGGCTGGTTTTATCCCTTTTGCCACTTATGTGGATATTGAAAAAGCTGAGCTTAACCAGGTGCAAACGATTCCTGGTATTGTTAGTTTAGACTTGCTGTTTTGGAACAGGTTCTATGACGATTTAACGGCTGTTGCAAGATCGGGTGTAATTAATTCTATGAATTTCCTTTCTAACTATAATACTGCTCATGCAACTACTAACCTGAATTTTGACGGTATGCACGATAGGTTTTATTAATTCTCTTTCTCTCTCTGATGAAAAGCCTGCTGTGAAGCGGGCTTTTTTGTGGGTGGACATTGAAAAAGTACTTAGAGTACTTAGAGTACTTGGAGTACTTAGAGTTAAAAAAAATAAAAAGAAAGGCTTGATAATGATCATTGATTTTAAAAATATTAAGAAAAGTGACAGGGTTTGTGTGGTGGTGTATGGGAATATTGCTTCGGGAAAATCGAGTTTTGCCCGGGAGCTGGTGAAAGCATTGAAGGGTTTTGTGTATGTGTGTATGGATCAGGTGAGGGTGGATTCATACCTGAATGGTCCTACTTTGAAAAGTATTGAGTTTGAACGAAAGTGTGAAAAGCTGTGTGAGGGTATGCTGAAAAGGAATAATCATATAGTATATGAGACAACGGGGGTTTCGCAGTTTGCTAAAAATATGCTGCTGGATTTATCCCGGAATTCCCAGGTATTTTATATTTTTTTGGATTGTCCGGCGGATTTATGCCTGAGAAGATATCAGTCGAGGAAACAAGGGGGTTATTTTAGTATTGCTCCTGCATTTAGTGACCGTTTAAGTATTGGGGAGTTTATTAATAAGGTGGCTGATCAGCAAAGGGGAATGAAGAAGGATGTGGTTTTAAGGTCAGATAGATTGAGCACTATTGAGATGTTGAAAAGTATCTGGAGTACCTTGAGTTGAAAGTTTATAAAGTTTATAAAGTTTATAAAGTAAATTAAAAATCGTGGACAGTGGGGACATAGAAGACTTAGTGAAATTAGGGATTTGAGGGGTTGTTTATTTTTGGGGCTTGGATTTTTGGGGGTGGTGGTTGTATATTTGCATCAGAATAATACATTTTATTCTGAACTTGTCATGGGGTTCTCGATTAAATGCAAAAGACCTGCTGTGAAGCGGGTTTTTTGTTTTTATGCTGGGGTGTTTATTTTTATAGCTTGCATTTTGGGTGGTGTCGTATGTATATTTGCAGTGTAAATATTTTTTCATAATTAAATTTATTGTTTCCGGATTGGGATATCCGGTAGTTGTTTTCTTCCTTTTCTCTTATTGTAAGCAAAAAGACCTGCTGTGAAGCGGGTCTTTTGTTTTTTAAGATAGGCCTCCCCCTTGCCCCCTCCGAAGGAGGGGGTAAGAAAGAAGTAAGTTTATTATGTGATAGTAGTTATTGACGTGGTTTTAATTTGTCCTTTTTATATCGATGTTATAAAATTATGTTTGCTTAAAAATTAGAACAATGGTTGATTTTCCGAATAATATTTCTACAGAAAGACTTGCAAGCGGGAAACCAATTGTTAAGCGGATTAAACGGGTGGATATGCTTAGGGAGTTTGATGTAAAGGAAACTCCTTCCGGAAGACAGGTAGTGTTTTCGATTGCATTTATTACGGTTCAGGGTGAGAGGGTTTTTTTGCCAAGAGCTGTGGCAAGTGGTGTGAATTGTTCGAACCTTAAAGCAAATCGATTAAGGGGTGTAGTGGCAGTGGATCTGAAGGGGGATAAAATCGGACATGTGTATCCGGTTCGTATTGACAATATTGTTTTGTGGAATTCTAAAAAGGTTTATTTATGAGTAATACTGAATTTAATAAATCGGGTGTGCCTCTGCTGAGTTTTGGTACTAAACATTTTATGAGCACAACGGGTGCTCCTAAACAGGATAAACGGCCAAAGGTTTCGAAGCAGGTGGATAAACTTGACAGTAAAAATATAATCGGTAATTATGAGGTTTCGCCATGGGGTAGTAATAATGATTTTCCGACCAAGGCCAATGAGCTTATAAAAAGTGTGGGTGTGCTGAATACCGGGCTTAAATTTACCCGCAACTTTACCATGGGACAGGGTATATTTCCGACAAATGTTATTGGTTATGATGATAATGGAAATGAGCAACTGAAAGTGATATCGGATACCAAGCTTGTTAATTTCTGTGAAGGGAGACTGGTTCGCCGTTATATGGAAACTGCCCTGAGGGATTATTTAAAATTTGGTATTGCCAATGTGCAGCTTTTGCCAAATATGGATGGTAACCAAATGGTGGGTATTAATACGTTGAATGCTTTGCATAGTCGTTATACTGTTGCTAAAGCCGGTATTATTGAAAATCTTATTTATTCCGGAAGATTTCCTGATAGTGTGGGTGATGATTACGAGGTTTTTGATATGCTGGATCATTATGATCCTATGGCGGATTTATTGCGCAGAAAAATTGGCGGTGGACTTAAGGGTAAATCTGTAGTTTTTGCGGTGAAAGATAGCTGGAGCAATAATGATTATTATTCTGAACCTGCATGGTGGTGTGCTTACCTGGCCGGATGGGTGGATATTGCAAAAGTGGTTCCGCTGTTTTTGAAAAAGGCTTACGAAAATCAGATCAGCTGGAAATGGCATATCCAGATTCCTTATGCTTTTTGGGATAAGAAGTTCCCGGAATCGGACTTTAAATCGATTGACGAAAGAAAAGCGGCGATAGAGGGTTTTATGGATGATATTGAAAAGAATCTTTGTGGTTCGGAAAATGCTGATAAGCCTATTTTTACAATGTTTGAGATTAATCCAAATAGCGGAAAAACTGAAGAACAATGGATTATTAAACCTTTGGAAAATAAACTGGGGAATGATCAGAACCTGGTAACATCGGCAGCGGCCAACAGTGAAATACTTTTCTCATTAATGATTAACCCTAACGTGCTTGGGGCAGGGATGCCGGGTGGTACCTATGCAGGCAATCAGGGTGGAAGTAATATCCGTGAGGCTTTTTTAGTAAATATTGCGAATGCCTGGCTGGACCGTCAGAACTTACTGGATCCACTGGAAGCTTTTCTGGAATTTAACGGGGTGAAGGATGTACAGCTGCGGTTCAGGAATACGATACTTACTACGTTGGATACAGGGGCGGGGAGTAAGAAGGTGATGAGCTAAATCAGTTTGTAAAGTTCATAAAGTTCATAAAGTTTGTAAAGTGAAAAGGGTGATTTGGTGATTTGAAAATGTGGTAATTTGAAAATTTGAAAATTTGCGTTTATTATTATGATACAAATTAATATTGATAAAAAGGAAAAAACGATTACAATTCAAACGGATTATGAGTTTACTGAATTTGAAATCTATAAATACTGTGAGAAATTTCACTTTAATTTCAAAAAAAATAAATACGAATCAATGGGCTGTGCATTATTTTTCAGTGAGTTCATTGGTAGAAAGTATTATCCAAAGAAAATAAAAGTTGAAAATGTAAATATAGAGCTTAAAACGGTGCAACTATCTTACTCTTAAATGCGCCCTAACTATTAACAATTTACAATTAATAATTAAAAATATGTTGTTTAAAAAAATTGAAGATATACAGCGGGTGTTGCCGGTTAGTGTGAATTCTGACTTAGACAGGCTGGCACCTCATTGCAACCAAATGGAAGTGGATTATATTATTCCGCTGATTGGCCAGGAAATTTATGCTGAAATGCTGGCATTTTACATGGATGATGATAATGTGTTCCCGGAAGATTTAAATGAGGATACTGATAAGCTGATGTGGAATAAAATACTTGCTGCCCAGAATGCAATTATTCACCTGGCTTACTGGAGGGGTTTTGCTGTATTGAATGCGTATATTTCTGATGGAGGGTTTAAACGCCAGGAAAGCGAGAAAGTGAAGAGCTTGCTGAAATCGCAGGAAGATGACCTGAAGGAGTATTTTAAGACAACGGGATTTAATGCCCTGGAACAATTAATTGAAACTGTTGAAGCCGGGATGATCACTCCGGAGAGTAAAGATAATCCGTTTTACAAGTCGTGGCATGATGATTTCATTAACAGCGCCAAAGTGTTTGACGGATTGTATTTTATAGGCGGCAGCCGTTTGATTTTTTTGCGGTTGAAAAAATATATGCAGCAGGTGAAAGTACTTCATTTATCAAAAGTTATTGGTACTGTAAATTATTTATTTGTGCTATCGGAAATTGGGAAAGAAGATCCGGCTGAAAAAGTATTGCCTGTGTTGCCATTTATTAAAAATGCCCTGGCTTTTCTGAGTGTGGCCATGCTGATGGAAGAAACGGGATGTGACCTTACGGATAAGGGTTTGGTGTATGAAGGGAATGTTACCCAGAACGGTGGTAACGTGGCTCAGCTTCCATCGGAAAAGGAAAGGGTGAATAATTTGATTGCCCGCAACCGAAAGCTGGGTGAGGCTTATCTTAATGAGCTGAAACAATACTTGATTGATCATGCAGCGGATTGGGATAATTACAGTGCTCCGAAGAATGGGGTGGTTTCGAGAGATAACACTGGTAAAAAGACTTTTTGGAGTTAAAGGAGTGCCTTGAGTACTTGGAGTTAAAAAGAAGTACTTAGAGTACTTAGAGTGCCTAGAGTACTTAAAGTTAAAAATAAAAAGTAAAAATTATGAGTAGGAAATGGAGATTTATAGCTTGGGGAATGTATACATTGGGTTGCTTTTTAATTTTGCTTATTGGGTTTAGTTGGAAAATATGTATTCCTGTTTCTATCATCGTTGGATTTGTTTGTGGTTTGTTTAATGAATTGATTCATATATGTATTAGGATTTTAGAACATATTAAAAAGTAAATAAATGGCTAAGATAAAAACAAAAACAGTTACATATTATTCATTCTTTTGTCCAGGGTGTAAGCATGTACATAGCTATGCTGTGAGTAATGATAATTCACAATGGCAATTTAATGGAAATATAGAATCTCCATCCTTTACGCCTTCATTATTAAACAGAATGACAACCAAGAATCCCGTTACAGGAGTTTACGATATAGAAGAAGAAAGATGTCATTTGTTTGTAACTGATGGTAAAATAATATACTGCGGTGATTCTATGCATGAATTAGCTGGTAAAACAGTTGAATTACCTGAATTTTAAACTAATATAATTTTAATTATGAAAAAAACAGATACTAATGTTTCCGTGAAATATACTGCCACGTTAAACGAAACACCTAAAAACAACTTTTTTTCTAACATACCTGATGATCTTAAAAAATTTATACATAACAGTGAAGAAGGAACATTAAGAGGTATTGTAGAAAATTTAGAACCTAATATGGATTATGAAATTGAAATAAGTATACGATCTGTAAAATAAACATTTTAATTATGAGAACAATTGAAGTTAGGTATCGGTTTTTGTGGATTCCTTTTCATAAAGAAAAGTTGATCCCTGGTAGCTGGATGGATGTTAATGCTGTGCAGCTGATTGCTATTGCTGAGCATTATCTTGGGAAATGTAATGAGTTTAAATTACTGGCTGCATTGTGTGGTATTAAGGAAAGGGTGATAAGGAAAATGCCTGAATTTTTCATGGTTAAACTGGCGGAGGAGTTTGAATGGATTAAGGATTTTAAACCATCGAACAGTTTTATACTTAAGAAAGTTAAACATCTGCAGGCGCCAAAATCGAAGCTGGAGGCAATGACTTTCGGGCAGTTTATATTTGTTGATACTTTCTATAACGACTGGTGTCAGGATGAAAAAGCTGAGACGCTGAATAAGTTCGTGGCGTGCCTTTACCTGCCCAAGCATTATACTTTTTCAGAAAAGTACATTGAGGTGAATGCAGCTGCTGTTGCAAAAATTGATGAGAGGGTAAAGTATGCCATTACTTTGAATTACCGCCTGGTGAAAGAGTGGCTGACGGAAAGGTATCCTATGGTTTTTGAAAAACCGGATAATGATCCCACGAAAAAGAAACGGAATAAAACCGGTAAAGCGGGTAATGGATGGGTGAGTATATTTGAAAGTATAGTGGGTGATGATATCACCAGGGCAGATGATTATGCCAGGGTTCCGGTGCATAGCGTAATGCGGTTTCTAACGAAAAAAATAAAAGAGAATGCAAAAAGATAGCAGGTTTAGTGAGCTGGTGACGTATTTTGAAAAAATAGCCACAAAGCATATTGATATACAGCATGTGGCTGATAACCCAAAGATGAAACATTTCTACCGGTTTGAACTGGATGAAGTGCTATCAGGATTGAGCAATATCAATTATCCTGCTTTGATAATGGAGGGTTATAAATTTAGTTTCGGTGATGAAAAGAGCGATAACGTTCAAAAAAAGAGGGAAGGTGCATTCATATTACTTTCTCACGTGAAAGACCCCGGTGATTATCATAAAATACATGAAGTGTGGGATCATTTGGAAGTAATAGGGGATGATATTATTGCCAAAATAAGAAAGGATAAACGATTACCGGCTAATCCTGTGGCGGGCTTTGATATTTCTTCGGTAAACGGTAGTTTACTTGCCAGTGAGATGGGGAATCATTATGGTATCCGTTTCACATTCAGCATTGACAGCAAGTTTGATTGTGGGGTGAATGAAGATAAATGGATAGTGGAAAGTGAGAGTTGAAAGAAGTACCTGGAGTGCATGGAGTACTTAGAGTACTTGGAGTACTTAGAGTGCCTGGAGTTGAAAAGTTTTAAGTTGATAAAGTTTTAAGTTTTTATTTAAATTTTAGGGAGGATTTTATGATAGAAGAATTTACGATCGGAGGAATAAAATGGACTGTTAAAAAAGATGAAGCCAGATTAAATGACTTGAATCTTCTTGGGTTATGTGAGTTTCCCAAATCGCTAATATCAATTTATGATAATGGGATAGATAATAATTTAGTTGAGCAAACTATATACCATGAAGTAGTTCATGCAATACTTGAGAGTATTGGAGAGAATGCATTATCTGCGAATGATAAATTTGTACAAAATTTTGCATTGTTGTTGCATCAATTTGAAATAACTAAAAAATAAAATTATGAAAATAACAGAATTTAAAAAAGGTGATTTAATTACTAGAGTAAGGCCGACAAATTCAGGTTTTGATTGGTCTTTTATAGGTGAAAAAGTTGAATTTTTAAAAGTTCAACATGGTATTATTTATGTCAGGTTTTGTTACAATAAAAAATGGAAAAAAGAACTAGAATTTCATCAGTTAAAACTAAAAGAATATTCTGAAGGATGGGAGCCTTATATCGACAAATATGTGACTAAAGATTGTCAATCATACGCACGAGAAGATGACGAAAATATAAAACATCAAATGAAATTGCAAATTGACAAATTAAATGAAAAAGTAGGAGGTACTAATGAAGAAATGAACGAAAAATACGATAAAATAGATATACTTAAAGAAGCTATTAAATATCATTAACAGTTCTGAAAAAACTGAGGCGAGCTGGCAAAAAATTAAATAAAAAAGAATTATTAAGCAGTAACTTTACTACGAAGAAAGGCTATTGCACACAACCAATTACCAATTACTAACCATGAGCGAATATACTGAACAGAATAATATTGTAAGGAACTGGAAGAATAAAGTTTTAAGTTCCTTAAAAGGTAATATTTTATCATTAGTTGACTATAGTAGCGGTAAAACTGGTATGGTACAACGGAAAGGCAGAAGTGAAGAAAAGCTGGTTGATTCGTTAAAGGGGAATGTACATACTTATTATAATCAGGCTGATGGTGTTACTTTTAAGTTTGAGCGGCATGGTATTTTTGTGCATAAAGGTGTTGGACGTGGCTATTCCAGCAAAAACAATATGGTAACTAAAACATCTAAAAATCCGGAAGGACATAGAGATAAAATTGATTGGTTTAACCCAATACTTGATAAATATACACCTGAGCTGGCTGATAAAATTGGTGAGATTAATGCTGATGCTGTGGTAGATGCGATGAAAATGAAAATAAGGTAGGGGAGTAACCAAATTATTGCCCTTTTTTTATTTATTTTTCCAAAATAAAAATATTTGTCAAAAGCTTTATAAACGATTAAATTACAGCATTCCCATGTGATATATTATTTAGAATGATAATAAATTTGTGGGCAGGTGATATTTTTATTGGTTATTAACATACGTGTAATAAAAATTTAAAGTAATTTCGCAGAGGAATATAACTAATACTTTTTATACTATAAAGTTAACATAATCGTTATTGCTTTGTTATACTACCATTATAGATACTAATACATATAGATATGAATACTTCAGTAGAGAATATTGACGTAGACAAATTAAGAGCAGTGGTTCTTTATATCATCCAGAAGATGGGTAAATTAGACATTCATAGACTTTTTAAACTAATGTATTTTGCAGAAGTAGAACATCTTGCAAAATACGGACGTACAATTACAACCGATCAGTATACAGCGATGACTTATGGTCCTGTTCCTTCTTTTTTATATAATTCTGTAAAATATAACAGAAATGAAATTTGTGCTACTGAATCTTGTAAAGATTTAAGCAGTTCATTTATAATGATTGATAAAAAAACCATTTTCTCTGATTCATCTCCAGATTTAGATGAATTATCAAATTCAGATATTAAATGTCTCGATAACTCTATTTTAGAAAACAAAGATCTAAGCATGCAGAAACTTACAGATAAAAGTCATATGTATGCATGGAAAAAGGCGAAAGCTTCAAACCCAAACAGAAATAATAATCCGATAATTATATCAGATATAGCAAAAGACGGTGGAGCTTCTGAAGATATGATTAATTTCATATTAGAAGGAATTGAACTTAACCGAATATTTGCTTAATGGCTGCTCTCCTCTCCGAATTATTAAAAGACGATTCAGAAAAAAATAACACCAAACTTTCTTATAATAAAGGATTGGTTTATCGTGTTAAACTATATGAAACTGATGGAATTGTTTTACTTAACGGATATAAATCAAGAGATAAATTTTGTGTAATAATAGGACATCATAAAAATGGTGATGCTATTGGTGCTATTATAATTAATTCAAAAATTAATAGTAATGTAAATATTTCTCCGGAATTAAAAATTCAACATTATCCTTTAAGAAAAGATAAATATAGTTCTTTTTTAAGTAAGAATTCACATGCACAATGTAATGATATTTTCAGAATACCATATGATAGGTTACTTGCAGAAAATTATCTTGGTATAATAGATGATGATGATCTGGAACTAATAATAGAAAATATGACAAATAAAAATAGTTCTGTCCCTCCAAAAAAACTTAAACAATATAATATTATTAAATAGATTACTTTAATGTAATTTTTAAAAAGCTCTGCATCCGCAGGGCTTTTTTTATTTAGGATAATTCTAAATTTAGTAAAAACGTTATTTAAAAGTAAATTTATATATATATTTGTAGAATATTAATCTAAAAATGAAAAATATGGAAAGTAAATTTATTGAATTTAAATCTAAATCAATGAGGAGTTTATTGGTAAACATTTCGAATATTTCTTTTGTTAGGAAATTAAATGATATATCAACATCAATATATTTTAATGCTGGTCCAGATAATAAAATTATTGTTGATGGGAGTTTTGAAGAAATTAAAGCCAGAATTGAAAATATTAATAAACCTATAAATTAATAAATTATGAAAAGAGTAATTTTTATTTTAAGTATTATAATTGGCTTATTTTTAAGCCAGGATTTGTATGCTCAGGGGCAATGTAAAGCAACAACGAAAAAAGGGACACAATGCAAGCGTAAAGCTTCTGATGATAGTGGCTATTGTTTTCAGCATAAAAAACTTTCCAATGCATCTGAGGCCACTACTAAAGAAAAAACAACAAAAGTTGCAAAGAAAAAAACAAGTGTAAGTAACAGTTCATCTTCCACTGAAACTTATAACGGGCATGAGGTTATTACAGGCCCGCGTGGTGGTAAATATTATATCAATAAAAATGGCAATAAAACATATATAAAACGGTAATATATTAATGTGTTGAAAAACTCGTCTTATTATACCAGACAAAAGATTGCTGCTTATGTTTTACTTATAACGGCTGGTATTGCTGTGGCTTATTATTTAATTAGTTTATTGTTTTAAATATACGATGAATTATAAAAATAACGATGAAAAAAACGATGAATAGTAACTTAAAATAAAATGTTTATGGAAGTATTGGGTATTATTATAATTATAATTGTATTGATACTAGTTATGTCATCTTCGGGGAATAAACGTAACAGGATAGATACTAAAACCGAAAAACTGCTTAAAGAACTAAATGCTGACAGAAAAAATGAGAAAGCAAATAAAGATGCCAGATATAAACAGATTTATAAAGATGAATGTAGTAGACATAAATTTAAAACATTAGATGAAATAGATGCTTTTGTAAAACAAAAAAGGGATGATGATTATAATTACTGGGGCAGGAATACAATAGAATATAAGGTTCTTATGGAGATGCAACGGAAATTGTTAAATGAAGAGTTTGAGAAAATAAAGGCTGATATTATAGATTGTAAGTATGAGAACTTTACGATAAGTGAATGTATTGAGTATTTATCTAAGATAAGGATGTATAATTTTGTTATTGATACTGATGCTAAAGATAAATTTATTAAGCATATTGAAAAAACCACCCATAATATTCTGGATTATGAAATAAAAGATATGAGTGATAAAACTAAACTTATCTGGTTAAACGCCCGTAAACGTGAAGGTAGATATGTTCCTGACAGCATTATTGAAAAGGTGAAAAATGAAACTGTAAAGGAAGATGATGAAGCTTCTTTAATAAGAGAGCGAAAAAATATAATGAATAATATTGGAAGAAATACCGAGAATGATATAAGAACGGAGTATTTTAAAAAGTTGCTTGATGAAAATACTGAGCAGCTAAAGAAATATAAAGACAAAAAATATATTAATTAAAAATCAAGGTTATGAAAAAAAATGTATTTATTTTAATTTTTATTGTAATTTATTGCATATCATGCAGTAATGGAAGCGAAAATATACAACAGGAAAACCAAAGTAGTAATTCTACAGAAAGCAGCAAAATAGATGCAACAGGGGGTGATATGGGTTCAAAAGCCTATATCATATCAAAAGATTTTGTAAAGAGAAAATTAAAATCACCCTCTACTGCTGATTTTCCATTTGCTGATTATAAATATGAAAATTTAGGCAATGATGAACATCAAATTTTATGTTATGTAGATGCTCAGAATGAATTTGGTGCTACTAAAAGGATGTACTATAAACTTACTTTAAAATATAAAGGAGGTGACTGGGAAGATATTAATAACTGGGAATTAATTAAAGAAAAATACGAACAGAATTAAATATTAAAGCATTAAATTTTAATTGTTTATAATTTAGAATGATTTTAAATTTCATGTAAATGTAATTTTTGTGTTTTTTTAATATATCTTTGCCGTACCAAAAAACACGAAAAGATGTCCTTAATTATCCAAAATATACAGGGGGAAACCCGTAAGGTTGAAGCGCTGAGAGGCGTTTCCGGCACGTGTGCCGTGGTAAACCTTGCGGGTTTTTTCTATTATGGAGGATCCAACAATGAATTCCAACAAAAATAGCAGTGTACCTACTGCTGATGAAACAGGAGTATTAACCTATACACCTGAGAGAAAAACAAACGGAGTATTAACATCGAGAAATGACAGGATTAAATTTCTGCATGATTTTGAAAAGAAGAGGAGTTGTATATTTAATGCAACGGGTTCTCAATCGCATCCCCGCGTGAAGGGATCGAAGTACGATTTGGCTGAACTCTTTTTTACTAAAGATGGGAAGCTATTGAATATGGCTACTGAAGATGATTACGAAATAAGGTATTTTGATGAAGTGAAATTCCCTTTCCTTGGCGATTTGTTCAGATTCTTATTTGATTTCAGCCATGAAATAGCTAAAATCTATCCCGGATTTGAAATTTGTTTTGTATCCATTAATGGAGAAAAATCATTTAGATGGGTTGATACTTATGCACACTGGTGCTACGCAGAAGGTAAGATTACAGAAGATGTGCTTATTGACTGGATGATGAATGGTGTTTCTTATAAAATGGAGGTGATGTCATGAAAAGTATTGATTTAAACGATGTGCTTACCTTTATAGGAAAAGCCAACCGAAGACAAAAAAGAGCCATAGAACTGGCGCTGCATCAAAAAACCGTTTATAATTATGATGTTACTTTTAAACATGGTAAAAGTACCAGGGAAGAAAGATGGACGGTGGATTCGCCTGAACATTTTGTAGGTATAGTTATCAGCCAGCGAAGAATGCCTTTAAGTATTGAAAGGAGGTTGTGTTATGCAAGTTAAAGGGAAACAGGTGGAAACAGTTTTTAAAATTGGTAATCTTGTATTGAATGAAAAAATTCTTAATCAAATAAAAGATTTTACTGAGGAAGATAATTTGATTTTAGATACTAGTATTAAAAGGCTTAAGGATGTATTAGTTTATGTTGGGAATAGACTATCGCAAGATGAAGATGATGAAAGAGAAGAGGCAATCGGTCTATTAGAAAGTACAAGTATTACTATAAGTTATTTAAGGAATCTGAAATTATAAACTAAACAAATGTAATAAAATGGAAGAAATAATGTCAAATTGTGGAAATTATAAAGCAAGAATTTCATCTAATTCCAATCAAGTATTAGTTGAAATTATTATAAGGCATAGTTATAATAATTGGCCAGAATTTACTTTCCTTGTAAATTATAAACGTTTTGGATGGATAATTAGAACTAAACCTTCCGATAAATCATTTATAAAAGCTAGAAAATGGGCTCAAAAACAATTAAATCTTATTGGAAATAATAAAGCAGGTACATACACAATTGATATTATCAATAAGATTAAAAATGAAATGTTTTTAGAAACAATAAATCGTAAAAATTAAATAATATGAGTAAAAATGATGAAAAAGATTTGACTGGTGAAGATTATTCGGAAATAAGAGCTAGAATAGCTCAGATAATTCTGGATATGTATCTTCCGGCAGAAGAAAATGAAGTGGATGAGTTTGTGAGTAGTATTGATTTGCTGGAAACGATACGTGGTTTACTGGAAGTGGAGGCTGAGTATCTGCTGGCTATTATGATAGAGCTGGGATTTAAAATGAAGAATATTGAGGGGGGATTGTACTGGATGGTGAAAGAAAGTACTTAGAGTGCCTGGAGTACTTAGAGTTGAAAAAAGTACTTAGAGTGCCTTGAGTACTTGGAGTACTTAGAGTTGAAAAAGAAGTACTTGGAGTTAAAAAAGAAGTACTTGGAGTACTTGGAGTGCCTTGAGTACTTAAAGTTTTAAAAAAAGCCTGCTGAGCATAAGTTGCCTGGCAGGCTTTTTTGTTTTGGGGTGGGTTACTCATCTGATGAGTGAAAAAATGGTTGTCCTTTTTTTTTGGATTGGCTTTGTGGTTATTTGCTTAAAATTTATATACCAATATAATATGGCAACTACATATACAAGGCGTATTTCGCTTTATATCAATGGACAGGAGGTGAAGAATGACATCGCTTCCATTAAATCGGAGATGAATAAACTAACTGCTCAACAGGCCCGCATGACCAGGGGAAGTGAGGAGTATGTGCAGGCAGGAGCTAAGATCAAGCTGATGCGTGGCATTATCCAGGAACATAATAATGATTTAAAGGGTACTACAAGTTTATGGGATAAACTGGGAAAAGCAGGAGATAATTTTAACCGTTACTTTGCTATGTTTGCCACTTTTGCTGCTGGTTTTGGTGGCTTATTGTTTGCAGGTAAAAAGGCTATTTCCACTTTTGCAGAATTTGATGATAAGGTGGGTGATGTAATGAAAACTACCGGTCTGGCAAAAGACAGGGTGTATGCCATGAATGAAGAGCTGAAAAAGATGGATACCCGGACGGCTCAAAATGAATTGCTGGATTTGGGTAAGGTTGCCGGGAAATTGGGTTTATCGGCAGAAAAGGATGTGATGGGTTTTATTCGTTCAGCTGATAAGATAAATGTGGCTTTGAAAGAAGACCTTGGTGGTAATGCGGAAGAGGCCATCAACGAAGTGGGTAAGCTGGTGGATATTTTTAAGGTTAAACAGAAATTTGGTATTGAAGATTCGATGCTTAAGGTGGGTAGTTCTATTAATGCCCTGGGCGCTGCCAGTACTGCCAATGAGGGTTATATTGTTGAATTTACAAAACGTGTTGCCGGTATTGCCCCTTCGGCAGGTGTAAATATACAGGCGGTAATGGGTTTGGCGGCTACGCTGGACCAACTGGGGCAAACTTCGGAAGTTTCGTCAACTGTATATTCTGCTGTAATGACGGGTATGTTTAAGGATACTGCTATGTATGCCCGCATAGCTGGTTTGGGTGTAAAAGATTTTGGAAAATTATTAAAAAAAGATGCCAATGAGGCATTTATTCAATTCCTGAATGGTTTGCAAGGTAATGCCGGAGGAATGGAAGAGCTTACTGCTAAAATGGATGGCTTAGGGCTGGAAGGCAAGAGGAGTATTGCTGTATTGGGTGTGTTGGCTAATAATACTGATATATTAAGGGAATCGCAACGATTGAGTAATGTGGAGTTTGATAAGGGTACCTCTCTTACCAATGAGTTTAATGTAAAGAATGAAACTGCCCAAGCTAAGTTGGATAAAGCAAGTAAATCGTTAAGTAATATGACAGTGGAACTGGGTCAAAAGCTGATGCCAGTTTTGACAGTTTCAACATCAGGAATGAGTTACTTCGTGAAAGCTGTGAGTGTGATAGCAGATTTTTTGATAAAGCACAGTGGCGCTATAATTACTACCACTTCAACATTGGTGGCTTATGGAGTTGCCACTAAACTATCTACTTTATGGACTGAAAGAAATACTGCCGGTACCATTATTAATACAGTGGTAATAAAAGCTAAAAGCATTGCAACTTCTGCTGAAATTGTTGTTACACAACTTTATGCCGCCGCACAAATGCTATTGGCTGGCAATATAAAAGGTGCAACACTTGCATTAAAAGAAATGTTTTTGTTTATGAAACTAAGCCCTATAGGCTTATTGGTTGGAGGAATAACGCTTGCAGTTGGTGCTTATCTGATGTTAAAAGATGGGATAAGTGATACTGCTAAAGCTGGATCCGAGTTTTATTCCAGCCTTGTAAAACAAAGGGCTGAAATGGGTAACCTGTTTGAAATCGTTAAAAAAACAGGCGAGGGAACCAAAGAAAGAGCTGAGGGAATAAATAAAATTAATGAGGTTTATGGTAAGTATCTTCCGCAATTGTTAACTGAAAAATCTACATTAAACGATATTAATGCTGCACAAATAGCAGCAAATATTTCTTTACGTGAATCAATAGTATTGAAATCGAAAGAAAAGGCAATGCAGAAAATAACAGATGAAAGTCTTGAAAAGCAGTTGAAATATGTAGAAGGAATTACTTCTATAGTTGAAAAAGAAAAAGGTACCGGCGTAGCAGGTTTATTCCAATCTGATTTTAATACGCTGATGGAAACTTTTAATACCACAGCAGAAAAAGATAAGCATGATGTAATTAAAACTATTGCTGATAAATATAAATTTGATTATCTGACTTTATTACAATATTCTGAAAAAATTGCCGGTATCAAAAATGAAGAAATTAAACAAACACAAAGAGTAGATGCATTTTTTGAAGGGTTTACCCGAAATAAATCTGCTGCTTCAATTCTTGAAGAAAAAATTGCAAAAAAGAGAACTGAATTAAACAGGGCAGAAACTAAAGAACAAAAGAAAGCCATACAGGAAGAAATTGACATTTTAGAACAACGAATTAAATTAAAAAAAGAGGATGAAGGAAATAAAGGTGGTGAAACTTATGTACCAGGTACACCTGAACCCAAGAAATGGAACCTAAATGATGATGTATTATTTCTACAAGCCAAGGCTAAACTGAATGATCAGTTTGCAAAAGGAAGTATTCTCAGCCAGGAAGAGCTGGATGATCAGCTGCTGGCCATTGAAATTTTATACCTGGATAAAAGAATAAAAACAGGTAAGGAAAAAGGTGCGGAACTTGCTAATTTAAATGTGGAATTGTCTGATAAAAAAGTAAAGCAACGCCAAGATGAAATGAAGCGGGAAAAGGCTTTGCTGGATGCGAGCAAAGAAGGCATGAGTGATATTGATAAAGAACGCTTTGCTTATGATCAGCAATTGATAGATTTAAAGTTGTATAATAAAAATGTGCTCGATATGACTGAAACAGAATTGAAGGCATATATGAGTTTGCAAAAGGCGCACAATGATAAAATGGACGAACTTGATGCTAAAGCTATAAAAAAGGAAATAGATAATAAGCAAGCTGCGTATAACTCTGAGCTTAACCATATGAAAGTTGCGCATGCTGATGAGTTAAGTAACATTACTACGCTGGAACAGGCAAAAGCATTGCTTAGTTCTACAATGAGCAAAAAACAGCTTAACGAAATAACAACTTTAGGCGATGCAAAGAAAATAATTCAAGAAAATCAATCTATAGAAGAGCAAAAACTTACTAAAGAGAGATTAGAAGATCTACTTAAGATTTTGCAGGATTCGGTTACAAATGGAGATTTTAAAGGAATAGATTTAAGTGATAAAATTTTAAGCGAGGAAGAAAAGAAAGTATTATTAGCTGCTATTGAAGAAGTTTATCAATCGCTTGGAAAATTAAAACCTCCTGAAGATGCTAAAGCTGATCCTAAATTAAAAGCTACTCAAAGTGTTGATTTATTAGGTTTTTCAAAAGACGACTGGGATATATTTTTTAGTAATATAGAAAATTCGAAGCTTTCCACTCAGGATTTAATTGAAACTATTTATATGGGTGTTAGTGCATTGGGTAATGTATGGCAACAGTATAATGCATTTGTTTCAGCCGGAGAAAAGAGACAGTTGCAGGAATTTGAAAAAAATACTAATAATAAAAAAGAGTCTTTAAAAAAGCAGCTTGATGCAGGTGTGATTTCTCAGGAAGCTTATGCTTCAGCAATAGATACTTTAGATAAAGAAACTGAAAAGAAAAGAGCTCAATATGACCATGATTCAGCAATACGAGATAGGAATGCTGCATTAATGGGTGCTATTGTAAATACGGCTGTTGCAGTTACTCAAGCATTACCAAATTTAATTTTAGCAGCTTTGGTTGGTGTTGCCGGTGGTTTGCAGATAGCTACTATTTTGGCAACTCCTGTACCTGAAATGCCTGGGGAAGAAGAAGGTGGTTTTATCAATGTGGTTCGTTCTCAGGATGGGAAACGCTTTAATGCAAAGAATAATCCAGGGAAACGTGGTTATGTGAGCACACCAACCGTAATAACAGGAGAAAACGGAACTGAATGGATAGCTCCGGCTGAGGCTGTGGGTAATCCTACGATAAGACCAATACTTGATATTTTGGAAATGAGCCGGCAGGCAGGGAACCTGGCTACGTTGAATTTGGGTGCAGTGATGGGGGCGACTACGCTCAGTGGACGGAGTAGAGGCGGATCGGTTACTTCGACAAACTCGGTGTATGAGAATGCTTCCGGTGCTCCGGCGTTTCGACTCAGCTCAGCTTCAGGCGGCGGTTCGGATAATGAAATGGTGGATGTATTACTGAAAGTGAGTAAAGTAGTAGAAAACCTTCAAAAGAAACTGGATGATCCTATAAAAACCTACGTAAATATACATGGTACAACCGGCCTGGCTAAGAAACTGGATGAGTATTATTCATTGGAAAAAAACGCTGATATATGATAGAGCTAAAAGTGAACGGGAGTTATAATATTGATCTTCCTGATGATATTGAAATTAGTATAGTGGTTGAAAATCCTTTGTTTATGGAAGACCGTATTCCGGCACCTTATTCGCTGGATTTTGAAGTTCCGGCTACTCCGGCTAATCTGGCTGCATTTGGATATCCAACAAGGGTGACTTCGAAAATAGTAAAACGTAAAGTGGCTGCAGAGCTTAAATGTTTTGGTTTGATTTACGGCAGGGGAGTATTAATATTGCTTGAAACACAAAAACAAATAAAGCTTCAGTTCAAAGGATCGCTGGAACATGAGAATGTAGATAAAAATATTAATCAGCTGGATTTGGGGGAGTATGATTTTGGGTATACTGGAAATCCTTTTGTTCAGGGTCCGAATATTTCAACCAATTATTTAAAATTAGATTATTACGACCCAGGAACTCCTTCAGATCCGACAACAGGAAAATGGAATAATTACAGGGTTTATATGAGGAATCAGGCTATAAATGCGAGTGATTTTGTAATTGCTCCTGTTAAGATTAAAGGGGTGGAGAATTGGGAGGGTTCGGAATCGAATGGCGGGATGTTGAATAGTTTTTATCAGTATTTAAACTACTGGAATGCTAATCAAATGCAATTCAGTTTTGATAATTATATGGCTGATTCGCATACGCCTATCTTACCATGCCCATACCTGTGGAAGGTGATAGAAAATGGATTTGGAGGGCAATTGGTTAGTAATCCATTTGCATCGGGTGATTTAAGAAAACTTGTATTGGTTTCTGAAAATCATAGAAATTACATTTTGAATTATGTATATCATGAGTGGTATGATACCATGCTGGGTTATCAAAGATGGCATAAGAGTTTTTTGCCACTTGTTGAAGAGCATAATTATAATATGTTTCACCTGGATATTGCAATTAAATCTTGTATGAAGGCTTATTCGTTCAGAACTTTTCTGAAAAATATTTTAAAGATTTTTGGAATGACTGCTTATGCCGGTAGTAAATATAGTCTGGAATTTAATAATGATATTTTTAATAGAAATATTATAAAAAGCCTTGATAATATGCTGGTTGAAGATTTGTTGATTTCCTACGTGGATGGAAAAGATTATGTGTTTACTTATGCTGATTATGGTGAAAGTAGTTTGGAAAATCTGGCGCCTTTATCGAATGCTAAATCGATATATGATACGATATTGAGTGAAAACCCTGGTTTTTCATATGAGCATAAAGATATGAACAGTGGGGCTGTATTAAAATGTGAATACAAATTGAAGGGTTTGTCTTCTGAGAAGAGAATAAGTTCGGAGGTGATCAGGAGTGGGCTGGCTATTAATAAAACAGGTTCGAATAAAGAAAGGTATGAGGTGTCTTCGGATATTTCTCCACTGGATATGAATATTCATAAGTATTGGTGGAAAAATGAAAATGTAGGTGATATTATTCCTATGAGGCATTGGTATGTTCCGGAAATTGATAAAAAAACAATGGATGCATCGCCCAGGATTATGTTTTTTGGCGGTATGGCTGATGATTTTGACCACAGCGGACAATACCCTTATCTGATGGCCCATCATACGGATCATTTCGGTGTACAAAGGCTGAATACTTCGCTGCATCCGGAAGGAACAGACGGCTTGATTGAGAAATTTCACGGGAAATACAAGGAATGGATAGAAAAAGATAAGGTAACGGCGAAAGGAAGTTTTAAGCTTACGCCTCTCGAAATAAGAAACCTTGACATCAGAGATAAATTTTACGTAAGAGGGCAGCTGTTCTACATTGAGAAGCTGGAGTACAGTATTACGCATAAGAGAGTGAGTTTGGTGGATATGGAGCTGGTGGAGATTTAAAAAGTACTTGGAGTGCCTTGAGTACTTGGAGTACTTAGAGTTGAAAAAAGAAGTACTTAGAATGCCTTGAGTACTTAGAGTACTTAGAGTTGAAAAGAAGTACTTAGAGTGCCTTGAGTACTTGGAGTTGAAAAGAAGTACTTAGAGTGCCTTGAGTACTTGGAGTTAAAAAAAAGAAGTACTTACAGGATTTAACTGTTTTTGGTTTGTCCTTTTTATTTTTTGATTGAAAATATAGTTTTGCTGGTGAAATATAAAATTAACTAATAAATACTAAAACTACTATGTACGGAAAACTAATTAAGATTTTAACTTTTATATTGAGCTATTTCGCTCCGATAGCAGCAATAGTAAATGTAATGCTGATTTTTATTCTTGTTGATTTTTTAAGTGCTATATGGGCAGCAAAAAAAAATAATATCGCTATTGAAAGCCATAAAATGAGGAAGACAATTGTAAAATTATTCTGGTATACAGCTGCTGTGTTAATGGCTCACATGATGGAAACGGAATTTAATCTACAGTTTGCACACATGGCACAGATAGTTGGAGGCTTTGTGTGTATGGTAGAAATAAAATCAGTTTTTGAAAATATTACAAAAATAACGAATGAACCTGTTTTTCTGAAAATATATAAGCTTTTTGAAAAGAAAGCTAAGGATAATTTTAATATTAATAATGGAAACGAAAATGGAAAAAATTAGCGAACATATTACATTTGTTGAAGCGACTAAAAGTCAATCGGCAGTAAGAGCGGGCATTGCAAATATTCCTAATGATCAACAACTGGCAAGTATGAAACAACTGGCTGAAAAAGTATTTGAACCTTTAAGGAATCAGATAGGGAAACCTATTGGTATCAGTTCTTTTTTCAGGAGTGCGGCATTAAACAGTAAGGTTGGAGGAAGTACATCGAGCCAGCATTGCAAGGGTGAAGCGATGGACCTGGATGCAGATATTTTTGGTGGATTGACAAATAAACAAATCTTTGACTTTATACTAGCTAATATGACATTTGATCAGCTGATATGGGAATTTGGTAATAATATTAATCCGGACTGGGTTCATGTTTCTTACAAAGTTTCCGGAAACAGACATCAGGTTATGAAGAGTGTGAGTGTGGGTGGTGTGACTAAGTATTTGAATTTTTAATAAAACTTTTAAAACCTCCCCTAACCCCTCCTAAAAGGAGGGGGATTTGGGCAGACGATAATAAAAATATTAATTCATTATTGATAAATTTAATTGTATGAAAATTTTTAAATTAATAAAAGATAACTGGTTAACTGCTTTGCTGTTGACTGGTATTGTGATTTTACTAATCAGTAAATTTAATACTAAACCTGAGAAGATTGATAATTCGGGTTTGATATCGCAAATTGATTTGTTGAAAAATGTTATTATTCAAAAAGCAGCTGCTGACAGTGCAGAAAAACATTATCTGCAAAGTGTTGATAGTATTGAGAATAATAAAAATACTATCCTGATCAGGTTGCGGAAAAATTTTGAGAAAAAAGATGTGGCTATTAAAAAGCTTACTATGGATCAACAGATAGCGTTTTTTAAATCGGAGGTTTTTGCTGATGGTACTTATCCATTAGCTGAAATTAAAAATGGTGATTCGATAGTGACAGTTTCGGCGGCTCAGTTCCTGGAGACGAACGTTATGTTTAATGAAAGAAATTATTTGTATGATCTGAAAGATACGCTTGATAGTGAGTTGAGCAAATCTTACGATTTGCTAACTGATAGTAAAAAGGTGATTTCTCTGAAGAATCAGCAGATTGGTAGTATGGATCTTTTGAATTCGCAAAATAATTTGCTGATTGAAAATCTTAATAAAACTATTAAAGAGGAAAGAAAGGCTAAGAATTGGGGAATAGTTAAAGCTTCGGTGATTGGTGGATTGGTTGGGGTTGGAGTTGGAATTTTTATTATGAAGTAGAAAAGAGTGCCTAGAGTGCCTAGAGTGCCTAGAGTACTTAGAGTACTTGGAGTACTTAGAGTACTTGGAGTACTTAGAGTACTTGGAGTACTTAGAGTTGAAAGTTCATAAAGTTTGTAAAGTAAAAAGTAAAAAATAAAATGGCAGTTGTAATTTCATATCCACCGGCTTTGAATTTTAGTGCTAATGTAGCTCCTCTTGTGGTGGCCGCAGGTGGTGCTACTGCTTTTGTATTGAAAAAAGACGGGTATGAGATTCTTAATGAAGTTTATTATCCTGACAATACGGGAAAATTTAAAGTTGAGTTAAAGGAGATTATAGACGCTGTATTATGGATAAGTATTCCGGGAGGGATTAATTATTCTCAGACCAATGCATTTGCAAATTTTACCATATATATAGATGGTATATTGGTTTGTAGTTTTGTATGTGTGAAATCGGGAGTGGATGGAGTGGCTCCATTGGCTGAAACTTTTTTTAAAGCTAATTTTCTGACCTGGCAACCTCAGGAGTTAAAGGTTAACTATGAGGATACTCAATACCTGACATATTTTGCCAATGAAATTATTAATGTTAAGCTGAAGTTCTATTATTTGCAAAATGGTGTAATTACTTCTCATATTGCGCAATATGGTAGTTTTAGCGGTGGTGATTGCTACACTTTTACTATGAAGTATTCTTATCTAAGAAGTAAATGCCTGCCAACTACATTAAAGCCAGGAATTATTGAAGTGTGGGTAGAAAATGCTTCGGGTAGCAGATTGAGTTATATACAACGCTATGTATTAGAGGATAAATACAATAGATTTGATGATTTGTTTTTGTTCGAAAATAGCCTTGGTGGTCTGGACGTGATTCGATTTACAGGCTGGAAGGAATCTAAGGATGATCATAAAATATCGAGTGCTGTATTTAATAATATTACAAAAGAGTATGAATTGGATTACAGCCGGATTTATAGTAAAAATACCGGATATATAGAAACAGAGGCTTATCGTAAATGGGCGCTGGATTTCTTTAGCTCTGTGAACAGATACCACATAGATGGCGGATTGAATAAACGCATTTTTGTTCAAAAATTTAATACAAAAAATGTTGTAGCTGAATTGAACGATTTTAGTTTTGATTTTTCGTATTCTGATAAAGATAAATTTGAAATATATAGCCGTTTGTCTGAATTACCTGCAATAGAAACAGATGAATTTGCAGTAGCTCCAGAATGGGTTGGTACACCTACTGTGGTTGTCATAGGTGGAATTATACCTGTGATTGCCAATAAAGTAATAGTATTTCACAGAATTTAATAAATATATAAAATGGAAGATTTTAGTTTTGTAGCAGTAGAGGATATTGATATAGAAAGGGGATTGGATAGATCGCATCAAGTTGTAGTCATTAATAACGGGTTGCCTAAAGTTGTGACTGTTGGTGAGATTGCTGATCTGGTTAAGATAATTGAAGTGGTTAAGGATAGTGTTACTACAGCTTTGCCGGCTGATAAGGAAGAGGGTGACCGCTATTTTATTGAGGGTGGTGATTTTGCTCTGCAATATGCAGAATGGAACGGTAGTAATTGGGTATTGAGCCCCAGTAAACCTGATAGTTTGATTTTTTGTAATGATACCGGGATTATTATAATAAGAAAAGCTGATGGATTTTATGAATTTACTGGTGGTGGCGGTGGTAGTGTTACTTTGGAATCAATGGCTTCTCTGATTAATTCTGCTGAAGAAAAAGAAACGCTTGCAGGAGGCGATTTGTTAAGTATAAGAGATATTGTAAGTGGTTTGCTGAGAAAGATTTCAATAACTAAGTTTTTGCTGAATTTAAAAGCTGAATTTGATACTGTGTATGCAGCATTGAATCATAATCATACCGGAACTTACCAAGCTGCGGGGAGTTATCTTGTTGCTTCCGATATTACAACTAAGGCTGATCTTGTCGGTGGTAAGGTTCCTGCATCACAATTACCAGCTTACGTTGATGAAATAATTGATTTGATAGCAGTAACAGATACAGCTCCATTGACGGCCAATACGGGAGAATTTTATTTTAATAGTGTATCTAAAAGGATATATGAATGGTCAAGCGGGTCGTGGGGAAATCCATTCGATCCGCAATCAAGTGTTGTTTATGTAGCGATAAACACCAATAAAACATACCGATGGAGTGGAAGTGTAATGGCTGCTCTCGACGAGGGTGTTGTTTTGGGAGAAACTGCTTCAACAGCCGGAAGGGGAGATCATGTTAAAGCTGCTTATGATTATAGCCAGGAAGTACATGCTCCGGCTGATGCTCAGAAAAATTCAAATATTACTAAAGCTGAAATAGAAGCAAAACTAACAGGTGAATTGACTTCACACTCACATGATATGAGTGGTAAATTATCCATCATAGCAGCTTCTTGCACGGGAATACATGTTCTTACCCAAGTGGAATACGATGCTTTAACACCAAAGATTTCTACAGTTTTATACTTTATAAAATAAGATATGGCATATACAGGATTAGGAGCCGGGACAACAGGAGATCCGTTTCAGATTACTAGCGTTTCAGAATTTAAAGAGATGTCAGGATATACTGCATCTTATTTTAAATTGATGAATAATATTGATTGGATTTCTGGCGGTACATTTAATATTACTACATTCAATTCTTTTCTGGACGGTAACGGTTTTGAATTACAAAATCTTCCTACCGGAAATGTTTGTTTTCAGCTGCAAACAGGTTGTTCTATCAACAATATTAAATTAAGATTTAACAGAAACTCCGGAAGTAATTATACTCTTTTTAATGGATATTACACAAAAACTAGCTGTAGTATAACTAATATCACTATTGTAATAACAGATAGTGCAAGAATATATTATATAGATGAAGGTTCGTGGTGGAGTACTAATTGTGTAATCAACAATATAGTAATAGAAGGGAATATAAGAGGTGGTTTTTCAGGACAGGTGAATTGTCTTATGCAAAACGTTAAGGTGTTAAGAACTGGTCTAAGTACATACACGGGTATAGAAGTAGCTCTTGTTGGAATACTTGCTTCTGAAATGAGATATTGCCAGGTAACTATACCATTGGCAATGCCTAATAATGGCAGTACCGGTTATCTGGTATGGAATTTCAGTGACGGTGGTTTTATTAAAGAAAGTTTTGTAAAGGCTAATATAATAGCCACAAAGCAATCAGGAATAGAAGTAGTGCATGGAATGGTTTATAAGGGGTATGGTGCACAATATATCCAAGATTCTTATTTTGAAGGTGATGTAACCATTAACGGTGGAGAATCAACAGATAATAGTTTACAAAATGCAGCTAAATCGGGCTATATCATCTCTCCTCACGGGGGGCAAAAAGTTGAACGTTGTTATTACAGAGGGAAATTAGTAACCCCATTGAACGACAACAGAACCGTATTAGTTAAAGAATACAATACAGGATCTAATGCTGTTAAAAATTGTTTTTATGATAAAACAAAATTGCCTGGCATTACTTCTAAAGATATTGCTAACCAACAAACCGGATTAACGACTTCTGAATTTACTGACAGCGGTAATTTCCCTACCTGGAATTTCTCCACAATATGGCAAATGGCAAGTGATGCACCATTGTTAAGAAATAATCTTCCGCATTCGTTTGAATTGAAACAACGTGCAATGGGGGATCCTGTTGCAAATGTTACAAGAGCTACAGGAAGTAGTTTTAATGTAGATGTTTTTGCTTATACATTTGATAATTCAGTTTTTGGGATTGATGTTTTATTAAATGGTTCTCTTGTTTTTAATTCGGAAAACACATTAATAAATATTGTTAATGTGGCAGCTCAAGACGGTATATATACTATTAAAGCATATTGGTCAGACAATTCCGTTAAAATATATACAGGAGAAGTAATTTACTATCATTACGCTGTAGATTCAGCTATATCAGCAACAAATGTAAATGTAGATTCAAAAATACTATTAAGCGGATCACCAGCTGCAAAATACGTTCACGGTAGTTGTATTTATGGTAATTATATATATGGAAGTACCAGGAATGAAATAAATCCCTCTACAGCAGCCTGTATAACTAAAGCTCCATTGTCTAATATTAGTCAATATGTAAATATTCCAATATGGGCTGTAAGCGAAGGTAGCGGGTTGTTTAATTATATGGAACAGTTGGTTGTGTGTGGTGATTATATTTATGCAATAGCTCAATATGGTAGCAGCAATTGTCTTCTACAGTTTAATCCTGCCACAAATGATTATAAGGTATTTCAATTAAGCCCATGGGGGGTTTACACTCAGCCGATTCTTAGTGACGGAGAGTTTTTATATCTCCCGGTTTGTGACTTTTCGAGAAATACTTCAATTAAAAAAGTAAACCCTTTAGTGTTTGTACAAGCTCCAAACAAGTTTAATACAAGCTCGGTATTTGCGTTTGATGTAATTGCAACTTATAGTGCAAACTCTCAAGGAGGGCACATTGCGGGAGGGTATAGTGGTTTAGCAAAGGGGTTTGTTCACTCAAGCTGTGCGGATGCTAATTATCTTTATTTATCGTTTACAACAAGAAATTCTGATTACGCTGATGTAAATGGTTATTCAGTTGCTTTGAATAAAAATTACCATGAGTTGCATGTTGTGAATAAGCAAACTATGCAAGCCGCAGGATGGCGATTTATCCCAAAATCAACCGATGATATGTGTCAAACGGATACACATTTATTTTTTGGAATAGAAGTTCAACAAAATGCCAATATAAATACTTATGGCTACGGATGGGGTAATTATGCGGTGAGAAAAATTGATCTGAGATTAACCGCTTTGCCAAAATATCACATAACTGATGATACAAGAATTTATGCAGATCCGAGCATGTTTTCTTCTTATGCATCATTAATATTTGGTAATTATCTTTTGGATGCAAAAACAAACCAATACACTTATATTATCGATATATCGGATGTAGATAACTGGACTATTAATGAGAATATTGGAGCAAGAACCTTAAAGTGTTATAAGTTTTATTACTTAGGGGTTGCTTTTGCTACTGATAGTATACCGAATGAATTTTTATTGGCAGAAAGCGGGAAATTCTATGCTTTTCTCTGGGGCGGTGCGACTCCTACGAGCGGAATTATGCAAACAGAACTGCCAGGGTTATCATTTTTTGCAGTTCCGACAGTAAACACAGTATCCGGCATTGCAAATGGTAGTGATGTTGCATTAACCGGTTATCTGCTGAATGCCGGAGGACATACCATTACAAGCAAAGGCTTCCGTTATGGATCAGCTGCAAATAATCTAAATAATTCTATTACGAGTAATGAAACTACTTTAGAATTTCATGCACTGTTACAAGGTTTGGCTGCTGGTACTTATTACTATCAGGCTTATGCAATTAATTCGCTAGGAGAAAGCGTAGCAGAAATAAAATCATTTGTGATTGCTAACAATATCCCGATATTTATAGGGAGTGTGCAAATTCAAAAAATAATGCTAAATGCGGAAGAAATAAGTTTTAAAGTGTAATAAAAAAGGGGCAGATGCCCCTTTTTTATTAATATGGTTTTGGGAAGTTATTAATGATATTTTTGTTACGGTTTCCGAAATGTTTTTTTACATAATGATCGGTAGATAATATTGAGGTGTGCCCAAAATGTGCACGGAGTTCTTCGAGTGTACGGCCGGATTCTAATAGCATACCTCCTCCGGTATGTTTCATACTATAAAATTTATAGGTTTTATTAAGATTTAACTGATCACGGTATTTGTTGAAGCGATTACGAAGATTGTTCTGACCTAATGTTTCGGGACCAGGTGTATGATCTCTTCCAAATATAAAAAATTCAGTATTGTAGTTTTGTATATTAAAATGATGACAGAGTTGTACGAGATCTTCTGACATGTCGATTGTTCGACGGGTAGTCTTTGCGGATTCGTCGGTTACGATGACTGTATTGTTGGATAAATTGATGTCTTTTACCTTGAGTTTCCGGAGTTCCTGACCAGGGCGCAGCGCCAAATAATATTGAAACATGCATGCAAGATAAAGCTGTGGATCGCTTTCTTTTATAAGATTGAGAAGCTTTTTTAAATCTCTCCTGGTGATAGGTCGTGCGGCCATATCCTTTGTTTTTGGTGGTTTTACGATGTCGAAAACGGGGTTTTCTGTAATAAATCCTGATTTTTGAAGGTAGCGGAAATAATCGTTAATGATTTGCTGGTATTTTTCGATGCTTCGCTTGTCGAGCTTGCGTTCTGAAATTAAAAATTTAAAGAAATCAAGGATATGACGGTTTTTTATTTCTGTAATATCGAATTCTCCTAGTAATTTAAAATCGAGCCAATCGCAGAATATGCGCAGCTTGCTAACATATGTGGAGTATGTTTTTTGTTTTAATCCCGGCTTTCTGATATCCAGGTATTGATTTAAGAAAAAGCGGGTGTTTTTTGAGGCTTTTCGTTGTGTATTGAACCTTTCAATATAATTATGATATTGCAGCTGATCTGAATAAATGCAATTTTCTGAATCAAAAAAAGGTGACCAACCTGCTTTGAGTTTTCTTGTATATTCAATTACAAGCTCTTTGCCATGTTCAATACGTTCGTGCTCATTTTTGCAATTTTTGAAACCACCGTATATTTTTTGTGGTTTCATTTTATTTGTTTGCGGATTGCGCACAGAAAAATAAAGATACCAAACTCCTTTTGATACCTTTACCTGTGGTAGTGTTGCTAATTTTGTTCTCATAACATTCCTTTTTTTAATAGTGTTCCCCAA